TCTTGAAATATTTCCAAGCGGTAATTTTATTTTATACGAGTCTGTGGCCTAGTAGACCAAGACGACCCAAAAAAAAGAAATATTCTTGTTCCTCCACCCATTCTTTTTCTTTTATTTTTACTAGAAAAAAAGATGACCCATCCTAACCACGTCTTGTTTGCCTACCTCTTGCAAAACTGTCCCTACAGCCAAAAGATGGCCAAATTACTCACCAAGGATCAGAAACAATGGGTCCGACGCGATTCTCCCCGCTACCATGAACTAAAAAAGACGTATGCCACGTTTCCCATTGTTTTCCGGGGCAAGAAATACATGGGTGGGTACGAGGATTTTATTTCCCGGTCGTCGTCTTGATTTTATTCCATCGTCCCGTCTTGGGATTGCATTCGTACATGGAAGGATTTTTGACATGGGTGAGTGCCTTGGGATTGCACAGCGCCGAGCTCCACGGAGAATATCTACGCTATTTCAAGGTAGACATCCATTTCAGGAGAATGTTTCTTGTTCCATTCACGTCTCGATCGATTTTTATTTGACATGTGTACAATGATACACCTCCAACCCACCCATCTTTTTTGTCTTTCCACAATATCCACACGTTTGGGGGGTGTATTCCTCTGTACACGATACCAGTACATTTCCTCTCTCCCAACATTTCTGTTTCAATCGTGTCTGAAACCGATACAAATTCGTGGAGACCTTCCTTGGCCTCCTTGGTGATGGACAAGCCCTGATGCGACTGGGTGAGCACTTTTTTAATGTAATCGGTCGACATTTTTTTTTCTTGTAGAGAAAAAAAATGGGATCCACTACTGAAATCATAAACGTTACTGTTAGTAGTTCAACACCGACAACATGTACTCTTACCACAGGTTCTGAGGAATCAACAACATTAACTAATACGTCCGCCACGGAACAAATAGTCTATTACCTTTGTGTAGGAGGAGGTGGAGGAGGACAATCAAACGATAAATATGCAGGAGGTGGTGGTGGTGGTTATGTGTCGTATGGATTTTTCAACCTACCCGCGTCCTCCACATATACTTGTACCTACACGATAGGTACTGGAGGAGAGGCAGATTCGGATGGGAACCCGACCTTTTTCTCCATAAACGATGAAAGCGGGAATCTCATCACCACTGTGAATAGCCAAGGAGGAGGAGGAGGATCGAATGGTGAAGGAGGTAGTTCAGGGAATTCCACCACGAACACTACATATTTAGGTGGAAAAGGTAAAGGAGGATCAGATGGAGCAGGAGGAGGAGGAGCAGGGGCAGGTGGTAATGGAAATGACGCTACTTATCCTTATGTTAAAGAAGGAGGTGATGGTGGTATAGGTTATACATGGACCATCAACGGAACGACGTATGCAGGAGGTGGTGGTGGAAATGGTACCTGTCAAGGTAAAGGTGGTGATGGGGGTGGTGGGAACGGTCAACAAAGGGGTTATAGTACAGCTTCGGGTTGTAAAGATCCTATACTAAACACACCAGGTACCCTTGGAGGTGGTGGAGGTGGAGGCGATACAGGAGCCAATGGCGGAGATGGATTGATTGTGTTTGAGTATGGTTCCAATGTCTCCATTACTGGGTGCAACTAAACGAATGCGGTTGATTTTTCCAAATGGTACGTTTTGCGGAGTTGATCCGCATTCATGTTGGCAAGACCAAAATTGGGCAATGGATCACTCATCATGGCATAACTTTTCGTAAGGAGGGATGAAAATGTGGCATGGAGATGAGAAAATGGCCAATCAGGATGATTCTTACATGTATCGAGAAGAGATTGTAAGAATTCCAAAATTCGTTTCTTGACAATGGTCATTTCTTTGGCATATCTCTTGAGTGTGTCTAGATTTCGAAGGTCATGTGGATGTAATTCAAAATCATCATGAATAGTCGCGATTGGATTGTACATAATGTCTTGATAGAATTGTCTGCATAAATCTGGATGCATTTTTGCTTTTTCCATATATTTCCATAGATCGAGCATGATTGTAAGTTTCGCATAAAAGCAACGAATAGACAAGACAATTATTCTTTGAATGTTGCCTCTATAACGAGTATCACATAAACCTTGCAATTGTCGATTTAGGGAACACAGACGGAGAACAAATCCACAATTTTCACAATTTTCGAGTTCCCGTTCCAAGACCTTTTCTCCCATCATGTTATTTATTTTGAAAAATACAAATAACAATAGTGTGTACTGAAAAAAAACTTTTTTAAAACAAAACGATTCTCCATGGTCCTAAAAAAAATTTCCAATACTCCTGCTTCCAAAACAGAACCAAAAAGAAAGAATCACACCCTTCTCAAGGTTGCGGGAGGTGTCGCAGGACTCGCTCTCCTCGCAGCACCCCTTGTCATGGGGCTGGCGGGGGTCGTGGAAGGTGCTGCAGCAGCCTTGGAGGGTGCCGAGGCCGAGGGGGGTGCGGGCGCGTTAGAAGCAGCAAACTCTAGGACTCCACTCCTATCTACTCCACGTCCACCTCCTCCTATCAACCCCTTGGTACGATATAGTCATCAATATCCTCCTGTAAGAGTAAAAGGCACTCTTCCATATCATGGACCGTTGCCGAAAACACTTTCTAAAATGCAAGAAATCCAAGGGGTCGGATACACAAGATTTAAATCGTTAAAAAGTCAAGTTCATTTACGTAATTTGGAGTCAAGCTTTGAAACAATAGAAAGAAATACGTTGGTCTCTCCTACCCAGGGAAATCCACTGTTGAAGGTTCCCTCTAACCTCATCACGGAACACTTGAAACCCCCAATCATGACTCCAATCACTCCTAAAGTTCCCATCGGACCGATGACACAGGAACAGGCGCAATTCGAAGAATTAGCGCAATTCGAAAAACTATTACCCCACTTGGAACACACATACTCCAACTCCAACTTATACTCCAACTCTTCCCTCTTGAATAAAGTAGATCGAATGTTTGATATTTACACCGATAACATGACCCTGACTTCCAGCAAAAAAGCCATTGCAGAAAATAAATACCTCGACGCCCTTTTTGGGGATCCATCCGATAAAGACTTATTGTCTCATCACGACATACGTCGAGGACGACAGCTCATGAAAGAATTACAAATCCATCAGGAACCGGAATTGCTAACCAAAATCAATACCTTGGACAAACAATTACAAAATCGATGCACGACACGATTTTGTAGTACATCATTGGCTCTAACCTTTGGTGTAGCCGTTCCCACGGTGATTATTTCAGCGATACTTGACATCAAATCCCAGAAAAACAACCATCCCGGAAAATAAATTCCTCGACAGACGTCAAGGACGACAGATCAAGAAGGAATTACAAATCCATCCAAAATCAAGACCTTGGATAAACAACCTCGGATAAACAATTACTGATGCACGATACCGTACACTAATTCGTGGAGACTTTCCTTGGCCTCCTTGGTGATGGACAGGTCGGGGTTGTAGCATGGCGAGCGTTTTTCGAATGGTATCCTCCAAGGTATTAAAAAAAACGGTCGACATTTATTTTCCTCTTGTAGAAAATAAAAATGGGACCGAAAAAAACAACTGAAATCATTAACGTTATCGTTAGTAGTTCAACACCTACAACATGTTCTCTCACTACTACAGGTTCTGGGTTTTCGGAATTAACCAATACATCTACCACCACGACACAAACACTCTATTACCTTTGTGTAGGAGGCGGAGGAGGAGGACAATCAAATAGTACCTATGCGGGGGGTGGAGGTGGTGGTTATGTGTCGGTAGGATTGTTCACCCTACCTCCAATGTCCACATATACTTGTACCTACACGGTAGGTAGTGGAGGAAATGCAGGGTCGGATGGGAACCCGACTTTTTTCTCCATAAGCGATGAAAGCGGGAATCTCATCACCACTGTGAATAGCCAAGGAGGAGGAGGAGGATCGAATGGCAACGGTGGTAATTCAGGTCCCAACATGAGGTATACTGGTGGATCGGGTACAAGTGAAGGAGATGGAGCAGGAGGAGGTGGAGCTGGAGCAGGTGGTATGGGTGAAGAGCAAAATTGATTACACAAATGGAAAGATATACACAAGGAGGTGATGGTGGTATAGGTTATCAATGGACCATCAACGGAACGACGTATGCAGGAGGTGGTGGTGGAAATGGTACCTGTGCAGGTTCGGGTGGTCTTGGGGGTGGTGGTAAGGGTCAACAAAAGGGTGGTAATGATTCGTGTACATCTTCACAAAACACAGCAGGTACTCTTGGAGGTGGTGGAGGTGGAGGCAATCCAGGAGCCAAGGGTGGAGATGGATTGATTGTGTTTGCGTGGTACGGTTCCAATGTCTCCAGTACTGGGTGCAATTCATAGTAAGACAGAATTGGGAAATTATGTTGGTACGTACGTACATTCTCCACCCCACCCTACTACGGTAATACAATACATTACTTGAGGCTTCCCTGTGGCTGTTGAGCACTGTTTACCATTGTACTCAGATTTCCCATCATGGATTGCAGGCTCCCCATCATCTTGCCCAGATCCAGGTCGCCCTTGGTCAGTCCCTGGTTCATATTCTCCACCAACTCTGTAAATATACCCGAGCTCATGAGATTCGTCATCATCTCCGCTGGATTCGAAGCCGAAGGATCAATCTGGCTACCCACCTTGTGGATAATATTGGAGAGGAACTCCTCCTCATTGCCCGTCTCCCCACTCTTTTTCTTCTTTTCCTGCTCCTCCAACAGCACCTTTTTAGCCTGACTCGAGGGATCCAGGATGGCCAGCAGCGTCACCAGGTGCTTCCAAATCACCTCCTTTTCCGAGGCATCCGCACGCTCAAACACATTGGCCATGTCGATAAACACCTTGTCGCTGTACCGGATAATGGTCTCGGTACACAAGCCAAAATTTTTGCTCATAATAGCCTCCTCATTCGCCTTGACAAACTCGTGAAAGCAACGAATGTGCTTGCGGATGGGTTCTTCATGCACAATACCCGTATTCTCCACCAGATGCGCGTACAACAACAACGACTTTTGTTCTTGACCAAAACAATCATTCAGATCCTTGATAAAATTTCCAATGCACTTGAAAATGAGCACGGTGGAATCGGTCGACGACATTCTTTTTTAGTATAATGTACATTTCTTTAAACCAATCACAATCCAACCAATTGACGCCTATGGTGCACGAAACGATTCAATCATCAGGATGCAATCACAGATATCATCCTTTTTGGGAAATTGCTCCAGCCAGTCCATCCCCACCGGATCCTTTTCTCCCAGAACATGGTCGACCACGTGCTGTACCGACCATTTTTTTCGTTCGGGCTTGGACAGGCCGTGCACACCAAATTTCTTGGTCTTGTGGTACGAGGGATACTCGATTACCCTGAGATGGGGGTACGACATGATGAAAAAAGCGTGGACAAACACGGCCATTTTGGTGGCGACAATATTCATCCGATTCATTTGTTGTTCAATCAGTACGGTCTCGACACCCTCGAGATCGAGCGACCGGAGGTATTCCAAGAGATGGTGGTACAAATCCACAGTCTTGAGGCCATGACCGAAATCGTGGCAATCCATCCCGAGTAAGGCGGAAGGAGTACCGGGGAGACACCGCATCTTGGCCCAGGCAAAGTGGTGGATCCCGATATCAAATGCCATGATCCGCATGATTGATTTCTTTTTTTTTTTTGGTAAGGAGTAAAAAAGAAATGTTTATGTTTTATCCATCGAAAAAATTTAATTTGGTAGCCTGTCCTTTTCCTCGGTTGGTACCCCACCAAAACAAACCATCCCTTGCCTGTGCAGCATCGCTCAACAAGAATTTCATGGATGCCGACATGATGCGTTCCCTCTCGTGTTTCCTGCAATGGGTCGTTTTTGCCTCGTCTCCAAAAAACAAGAACAAGGAAATCATTCCCATCCTCGAACCCCTGGAATGGGTTCAGAATGCGCTCGTTGCAGGAAAAAAGGGAGGCTCGGGCGCCGTTTCCACGTCGCTGGCCCTCGATGGGCGGGTACAGATTATCGTCAAAAAGGCCATGTCCACCGACAAGAGCATTGAGAGGGATTTTGTTCACGAATACATTGTGGCCGTCTATGGGACCAATCCTCTCCGTGCCATCCTGCCAAATTTTGCCTACACCCTGGCCATTTATCAATCCAAGAGAGTGGTTCGGGTCGCCATGGAAAATATCCCAGGACTCCAGATGGCAACCTACCTGAAAAATACAAGTACCCAACCTTTTTCCACCGCGTCCATGAATCATTTTCTCAAAATATGGATCCAATTGGTGCTGGCGTTGGAAATTGCACAGGAGACCCTGTTTTTCACCCACTATGATCTCCACGGTCAAAACGTTCTCTTACGACCGGTCCAACCACCCCTTCCTCGACTGGAATTTCCCATCATGGACAAGATCTATTGTCTGGAATCCATTGATACATTGACCACCGTCATTGATTACGGCCATGCCACCATCCGGTACGACCAGGGCTTTATCGGGCAAAAACACGGCTTCCCCCAGTTTGGCATGTACCCCTTTTATGTTCCAGGGGCGGATCTGTTCAAAATGACCGCCTACCTGTGGATCCAAGTCCTGGAAGGGAAAAAATTCTCCGCTCAAAGCATGGGAAAACGTCTCCAGGTATTTTTCAAGTTTCTCTTGGACAAATTTTTTCAGTGCACTCTTTCCAAGAACGAATTGACTGCTAGTTTTTACAATGGCACGCAGCTGCCCTCGGCCTTTTTCTCACCGTACGATATGCTCCAATTCATGGATCAACGCCGTGGAGAGATTCTGGGCATCCTTGGCATCACCGACTATCCATGGACGGTATCCAAAATTTCACCTACTTTCAAGCTCTACAAGACATTGATCTACCGCAAGAAGGAAACGTACCAATGCTACCAATCCCTTTTTTGCAGCGCCATTGAACCCATGCCTCGGAATCTTTTCCATCTCACCACCCGCAATACCGATACCACCCTCTCGTCGGAAGAAATCAAGACCATTTTTGGGAAAAAGGTGCCTCTCCTCCAGCGTTCCGAGATTCCCGCCATGAAGGCATTTTTAGAACCTAGCCAACTGTGGACACGATTCCATGACCGCGTGGAATTTTTATGGACATTGATGCGCAAAACTGGCACTCCTTTCTCCCAGGATATGACTCCATACCTCTACTATTACCGGGCGTATGTATGCGTCAAGGGCTACGTATCGTATTTTTCTCCATAATTTAATAAATATTTTTTCCAAATAAAAATGAGCTGCTTGTTTCAATCTCTTTCGGCGTTTATCGAGGATACGGATGCCTCGAAACTACGCCATATCATTGCGGATTATTTGGAAAAGAACCCCATTCTCTATGACAATGAAAAAATTGGGGACATTGTCAGTTGGGAGCATGGGAATCCCACGCTCGAACAATATGTGGCGCGGATGCGCATGCCCTCGACGTGGGGAGGCGCCATTGAGATCAAGGCGTTTTGCGACATGTTTCAGATCGGTGTCCACGTCCTGGTCCTCCGCGACCACAAAACCATTGAATTCCAGCCGTCCAACATGACGGCCAAGGACCATTTCACCATTACCTGGAACGGCGCCCATTATGAACCACAGCGCTAGACTAGGCGCTAGGCGCTCACGCTAGCCTAGCTTACTTGACCATTCGGTAGATTTGTGTATTGTTTTTTCGTGTAATGCGGATAATGTCTCCTTTATGAAAATGATAGTAGCGGACGACGGGGTCGGTGCGCAAGAGCGTGGGCAACGAGGTGCCGAATTTTTTACGCACCTCACTCATCTGGGCTGGTTCCAGGAGCTCGTGGGGACAATAATATCGGAACTCGGTCAGATCATATTGCAGCTCCTTGAGCTCAAACAGTTCCATCTTGAATTGGAAAAGATTTTCAATCACCTTGCGGGTGCTGGTGGTGACTGTATTTTGGTACACAATGAGACCATGCTTGATTTCGTGGTCTTCCAACAAATGAATGAATTCCTTGATGGAATCGATATTCATCTTGTCATAGCAAAAAAACCACACCAACAGGGTGTCCCGTGTGAGATGCGTGAATACAAACGCCGTCGTGTTATTTTCGGTGGGTATCTCCCTGAATTTTGCGTACCCTCTCCGTGTCAACATGAGCTCGGTATAATGAATACCTTGAACCCATTTATTTTCCATCGTGTAGTGTCGAAACGAAAGAGTACCAACAAAAAAAAATCATTTTTTTTTTTGATTGGATAAATGTTTCACGTGGAAGAAGAAGAAGAGGAAGACGACGAGTATGAAGAGGTTTTTTCACTGTATCGCCTCGTGGAAACGTTGATGGAAACCAGGCTTTTTCGTCAGACCATTGCCAACAGCATGGAAACGTATGACCAAGAATTATTTCGTCGACGGGAAGATCGATGTCTCCAAGGCGATGCGGTCCCATGGACCGACGAGGAAAAAGAAAAAAAATGCTACATTTGTCTCGAAATGTTTACTACCGAAGATTCGGTGGTGAAACTCGAGTGCACGCATGTGTTTCATCATGCCTGTGCCGAAAACGCCGTGGCGCATCAGCATCTTCGGTGTCCACTTTGCCGCGCCGAGATTCCTACACGGTCCAAGGACGAGGATCGAAACAGCAGCGGCCACGTCATTCGATTTCCCGAATAGAATGTACAAATTTTTCTTGTGCAATAGAATAAGAACACATGTCCACTCTAGAATTTGTTCATATTCCCAAGACGGGAGGGGTTTCTATTGTTTTCACGTATTTCGAATATCAATGGGGATATTTAGCCGACCGCGACAAAGTCCGAGAAAGAATTCCTCACTATGATTTACGCCCCCGTGGACCCCCTTGTAGTTTTTGGCATCACCACGAATTGATCGAAACACTCTATACCAAGGATCTGACACGTTTTGTGTCATTCGAAATCCCTTGGACCGCATCTTGTCCGAATACCGTTTCCAAAATATCCCCGACCATGTTTCATCTTTCCACGCCACATTGGCCCAGTGGAAAATAGACGTGGAGGAGAATCCATTTTGTTATGATAATCATTTGACTCCACAGCACCTTTTTGCTGAAAAATGCAACCACGTTCTTTTATTCGATAATCATTTGGAACAAAGTGTCTGCCGCCTTGTACAACAATATGGTATCACCCCTAGAACATTACTCCGAGAAAACGTTTCCATCCAAGAGTACCAACACATTACAAGCCCTGAAATCATTTCTTTAGAAAATAGGGAATGGATCAAATCGTATTATGCCAAGGATTTTGAATGGTATGACCGGCTCCTGCTCAATACATGTTAAACGGGATGCAACAGACAGAGTGCATCGTCGAGCGGTAGGGAAAGCACCCGAGAAGAACAATCTCCAGAGCCGTAGGAAATCAAGAGATGGTCTCCTTGAATCCACAACCCCGCGGCAAACTGGATAATCTGTTTGAAACGGTGGGGTTCAAAATCATCATCCAAGAAAAAGGGTGGGGAAAAGGCCAAAATACGAAACGGGGGTTCACTTTCCATGAGATAGAGGACGGAATGATAGACGAGTTTCATACCCCCAATCGCGTGGCGAATATGAGCGACAGTAAGGTACCCCCGACCCTCTACATACACAAAGGGAGATCCTCCTCGAAGAGAGGAAAGTCCCTCGTGTTTGGTGGAAGCAATGCGGGTGCAGACGCCCGTCTCGGTATCACACCGTAAAATCACGTGGGGGGAGACGCTGTACACAAAGTGGATTTGGTCGTGATAGATAAAGGGCATCCAGTTTTTTTCAATGGGCCGTGCGTCAGCATAGGAAAGATCGAGTACACGATAGGGGGTCAGGAGAGAGGTACATTCGAGGTCTTCCACATGACCAAGACGGAGGAACAAGAGGACCATGGTGGTTTTTTTGCATTTTTCATGCTGGGGATTATTCACCACCAAGACCAGATCGTTTTTCCATACGATACTGCGGGGATCCACATAGGCTTCCGGGCACGGAAATGGATTGTCGTGGGGAACGTCGACAAAAATACAATTCCCTCGAGGGGTCTGTATCACAATCGAATTGAGCACACCATGGCGTTCCTTGACGGCGATAAATTCCGGAAAATGTCGGATAATGTCCTTGCACATGTTAAAGGTGCTCAGACGATGGACAAGATATTTTTGATCTTGGTAGACAAACAGGGAGGGATTGTAAGGGTGCATACGGTCGCGTAAATGGGGATGATAGAGACTCGTGATTTCCGTCCGTAGAGTCCTTGTAGGAAACGCATGGGTGAGAATGAGCTGTTGTTGGGTCAATTCCGTTTCTCGATTCCGAAACCACAGGATCGATCCTATGAGGAACACAATCAACATCCCTACCGTAAGAATACACACCACCACGACCAAGACCATATTCTTTTTATGGATAAATGAAAAAAAAAAATATGCTTGGATAAGAAAATGTTGTCTCCCTCTTCTTTTTCTTTTCTCGTCTTTTCCATCATTTGGTTATCCTACCAGGCACTTTCTCACCGCCCATCCTCTTTGTCCGTGGACCCTTATTTTGATGCGTACAAGGAAAAAAAGAAGGAAAATGAGGAGGATGGAATCTGGTTTTGAAAAAAAAAAAATATTAAAACTATCCACAATAAAAAAAAGAATGGAAATCACCAAACCGTATTGTTTATTGGCCTACCGCTGGCTGTTTGCATGGATTCATCTCCTTCATTCGCTCTCGGACCGCCATGAAGCGCTCCAACCCTACCACGAATGGTTTTCCCAACTCGACGAACACGTTCTGGTGGAAAGTGTGCAACATTTTTTCGATTATTTTGTTGCGCTGGGCAATATCAAGGCCGTCGCCCAACGACAATTCACCCACATGACACCCCTCTATGGAAAAACATGGCCGCTGGGTCTCATGGTCCAGGCATTCTCGGAACGCGACCAGGACATTTTTAGGACTTTTACCATGGATGTGTATCTGAGCGTGGTGGATCCCATCGTGGCGGAAGAGGTGGGCATCGTCCTGAGCGACATGGAGAGGTTGAAGCATTTCAAGACGGAATAGACCATGAAGGAATTTTTATTTGTTGTCAAATAAAACGTTGCCCGGTCGGTGTAGACTTTACATCTTGGCCTGGGTGGTCTTGGCCTTGGTGGCCTTGGCCTTGGTGGCCTTGAGTTTCTTGGCGGCACATAATTCACGAAGCATGGTGGCTTCCTTGGAGGTGTCCTTGAGGGGTTTTCCCGTGGCGGGGCTGGTGGTGGGCTTGGCACACGCCTTTTTCTTGTTCTTGCACACCTCGTCCACGATCTTGAACGTGCGCTTCCCAGCACTCACCTTGCGGTTGGAAAGAGGATTCTTGGGATGGGCAGGTTCCGCCTTTTTATTGGCCTTCCACGTGGCACACACCGTCTTTTCCTTTTTGATTTCCTTCTTGATGACAGCCTTTTTGGCCTTGGTCTGCTTGGCGAGCACCTTGGCAATCTTGGTCTTGGCCTTGACCGCTTTCTGGCAAGGAAGCGCTTGAAGCGTCGTCTTTTGTTTCTGGGTCAGCTCCTGCGTGGGGATCTTGACCTTTTGCAGCTTGGCCTGTTGTTGCTTGGCCTGTGCCTTGGCCTGCTGGAGGATCTCCTTGATGGCTGAATCGGACATTTTCTGTTGCTGGTGGATCGTGTGAAGAAATTGTTTCTTTTGAGAAGGGGAGAGCATGTTGAGTGCATCGGTGTCCTTGGCGGTAATGTTCTGCATGCCCGTGGCTTGCTGGACCTGCTCGGTCGTCCATTGGGTGGGTGCGGAAGAGGAAGAGGAGGTTGTCGATGAGGATTGTCCCATTTTATTCATGGACACGAATAAAATTTTTTTTTTATTTTTTTAGATTATTTTCGTTTGGAAACGCATTGGTTGTTATACACAATCAACAGAATAAGGAGAGTGATAAAAAACAAGATACCGAGACCGGGGATCCATCCCAATAAGAAAAACAAGACCAACAAGGTAATGACGGTGGGATTCAACCAACTTGGGTTGCCATGGCATTTGCGCATGACATGAATGGAAAACCAGATCAATGCGATCCACAGGACTAGACTCACAAGGAGCAAGCTGATAAAGACACCGGAGGAGACACCCACCATGGTCTTGACGGTCGTTGTATCCGATTCAATGACACAGCCGTAGCTGCTGGAGGTGGTACAGAGGGAGGAGCATTGTTCACAATCCGAGACACCGGAGTGAACAGTTCCATCTCCACAGGTGCACTTGTACATTTTTTTTTTGTTTTATTCTACAAAAAAATTTATTTTTTTAGTGGTAGCGGTACCACAACACGGGCCAACCATTGTTCATACACCGACCACCATTGCTGTTTCAAGGTTGTTCGGACACTGTCGAGATCCAGGTTCATCTTGGTTTCTTGGAAATTTTTCAAGAGGGACGATACCCTTTCGGGGATTTTACTCCTTTCCTCCACCACCAGATAGGGACGTAGTGGTAGCATGTCCGTATAGATACTGGGTTCCGTCACGACCATCATCCCCTGGTAGAGGCATCGATCGGTACGCATGTGTTCGTGAACGTTGTACTCGTCGGAAAAATGGACATTGACCAATACCTTGTGCTGCCACAACCAGGCATCCCGATCCCGTCCAAACCCTTGAATGTTGGTCGCACCTTCCAACTGGGAAAACACCTCGTACCGCCGCGGACACGACGTGGCGGTGATCATACAGGCGCCTTGCGTCTTGGGTATGTTCTCCACGTGAAGAGGTGGCTGGGGAGGCACCCAATAATGATGCGGACAGCCAGAAATCCGGATATTTTCCAAACTGTAATCGAGTATAAGAATGCCGTGGTCATGAACACGACGAATCGTCTCCAAAAAATAGGGCCGCGTCAGCTGCTCGGTATTGAGCAGGGCAATCCAGCGCTTTTGTTCCTCGGTCCATACGATATTGGGCACGGTTTGCAAAAAGAGGTAGAACGTTTGTGGTTGCATCGTGAAACAAGAGGGAGAAAACATTTCGACCCGAGCGGGGGCCGGGGAAACCGCCATTAAAGATTCGACATAATCCTGGAAATAAAAATAGGTGGACGAATGTCCAACAAACACAATTTGCATTTTTTTTTTCCTTGTATTTATTAAATTACATTCCATCATGGGTGAACCAACAACTACACTAACAAACGTGATCATCACCAGCACTTCCCCCATTTCTCTCGTCTACGGTACGGATTCTTCCGGGACCGGGTATATCTACAATGTTTCAGGAACGACACTTGAAGTGTCCAATTCCAATCTGACTTTCCAATGGACCTCGATTGCCACTGAGAATATTGTCTACACCCTCTATGAAGCGGGCGTTTCCTCTGCGACCTTGTATTACGGAAACAATGCATCAAGCTATGTCCAATATACCGGTGCTCTGACAACGAGTAGTACGGGGGGTTCTGTACCGCTCAGTTTTGGTCCAAGTGTCATCATCAATTGGGCTTTCTATAACGATTATTTGAATACGATATCCCAAACAGGGGGTCAGTTTAAAATTCAAACCTACCAAAAATCGGTCAATATCTCCGTGCTGAAAATAGGAGGAAATACGTTCGAGTACAGCGTGACGAGCGCTTCCGATTCCGATCCATTTTTTTATCTGGTGGTAGGAAATATCGCATCAGGAGAGACGTTCACCATTCAACAAACAGGTACTACACCGTCTAATGCATATATTTACGTGTTTGACACAACAAAATGTGGTGGTTTTTTCACCCCATGTAATAAAATAGGGGTCCAACAAAATGCTACCACGACCACGACGTGTATAAAATACACGGGGAGTGGATGGAAAACATGTTGAAATAGTGCCTACAACATTTTGTGCTTGCGGTGCTCCACGGGTACCAGATTTTCCAATTCAATAAAGTGTGAATGAAACTTGGTTAGCAAGAGGGTGATATCCGCCAGGAAAAACAGGAAATGTAGCAACAAATTGTTTTGAAGGGATTGGAAATACACCATTTTTTCCATGGTCCCCACATGCAATCCCCTCAGCTTGGAAAGCTTGTCGTGCAACGATTTTCGTTGATGGGACCTCCGTACCGTGTCCTGGAACGAAAGTGATTCCGCACGGATATTTCCCAGCTCGGTCAGCTCGGCGGAATGAGACGATTCCGAGGCGCAGACGGAGACAAAGAATTGGCGTGATTTTTCCAAGAGCTGTTGTTGTTCCTGGAAATAGGCCCAGGTTGTCTGTACGAGCGCCACGTCCTTGTCGGAATTCCGCACAAAATTGGAGTACATGGGCAAAAATCCCTCGTACACCTTTTTGGCCTTGTGCAAAATGTGGCTCAGGTTCCGATCCACCTCGTGGTTGACCACGTACAGATTCTCATAGAACCATTCCAGTTCCACAAACAAGTGGACATTGTAAAACCCATTGCTGGGCATGTTGCAGACCCGAAACACGGAATCCCTGGATTCCATGAGGTAGTGGCACTGGTGAAGGACAAAACGGTAGCGGTGCTCGGGGTAGGCGCTCAAAAAGGTATCGTACAGCTTTCCCAGCGTTTCCGGGACACCATCACTTTCCTCCACGGTTTCGAGATAGAAGCATTCGGTTTTCATGAGGGGATCGCGGTCTTCCCCAAACGAGATATTGTACCCGGCGACCTTGACCATGTACAAATGACCGGTTTTACGGGATACGACACGGACATAGCGGATCAGGGATCGTTCGACCCAGTAATCCAACACATCGTGGTGATTTTCCTTGATAAACGTATTCAGTCGGTAGATGGACATTTGATTTAATGGAAATCTTTCCAACTGTTAAACCGTTTCTGAACGGATCCAATCGAGGACCGCCGAGATTCGTGTATACACACCGGGAAAATGCCGTTGTCCACACCCGATACCCCAGCTCGTGATACCTACGAGCGTGCTACGATTCGTCGTCTCGTTCCAATGGAAAAGGGGACCTCCACTGTCGCCCTGGCACGTGTCCGTGTATACCATGGTCTCGTTGGCAGAGGGATCCAGGAGACGCTTATCCCCCGCCACCAGCATGACTTTCTCCTGGATCGTCAAGAGAGGAAAATCAGCGGGGGGGAGCACCACCATGTCGCGGCTGATACGGAGAGGAAACGTTTGGAGCGTGTCTCCACCCCCACCACTATGAGTGAGGCCGTATCCCAGTACATACAGAGGGGTTCCCCACGCTTCGTATTCCGTGGAGAGGGGCAGGTCCATGGGGACCGTATACTTGGGCTCGGTCTTTAACGAGAGGACCGCAATATCAAAGGCCATGGTTGATTGATTCCACAAGGGATGAATATCAATACGGTCCACGGCGTATCCTTCCGTACATGAATCAAATGTCACGGGCAGCTCGGTACGATTGAATTGCACACAAATTTGGGTAGCCAAACTTTTTTGTACACAATGGGCCGCCGTCAAAATGGTGTGATGACCTATATATTGACCCCCACACAATATAGTCTCGGTCGACGGAAATGTCGAGATGACCGAGACAAAAAAAGAAAAGGCGCCGATCACCACCCCATTCACAATCTTATTCATTTCTTACCTTACTTACTGGTAAAGATTAAAAAAAATGGAATGCAATTTTTTGTTCTTGTGGTGGTGATAGGCCTGGGAGGTTTTTGTCTCAAAAAACTGGTTCTCGAGTAAAAATCGTAAATCTTCATTTTCTTGTGGACAAGATTTTGTTTAAATACTATACCACTTGTAGTATACTAGAGAAAGTGTTTTTTTTAGTGCTTTCAATCAACACTTTTAGTATAGCACTTGTAGTATAGCATAATAGCAAGAGAGGTACAGTGCAGCTGCACTAGAAAAAGTGTTTTTTTTTTAGTGCTTTCAATCAACACTTGTAGTATAGCATAGCTGCACTAGAAAAAGTGAAGTCCCTCGACTTTTTTAGTGCTTTTGATCAATCCTTTTAGTATAGCACTTGTAGTATAGCATAGCAAGAGAGGTATAGCGCAGTTGCACTAGAAAAAGTGAAGCCTCTCGACTTTTTTAGTGCTTTCAACCAACACTTTTAGTATAGCACTTTTAGTATAGCATAGCAAGAGGGGTATAGCGCAGTAGCACTAGAAAAAGTGAAGCCTCTCGACTTTTTTAGTGCTTTCAATCAACTCTTTCACTATAGCACTAAAAAAACTGATTCACTCTCCCCCCACAGATTTACAATCACAACAGAACCAACAGAAAAAAAAACATGTCTCTCTACCACAAGATGCAAAAGATGGTGGACAATACCGTCGAAGAATTCTGCCGGCGTTTGGCCGAGAAACACGCCGGTCTGGAGATGGACGAGATGATGACGCTGTGGAAAGAAACCGCCAAGTCGCCCAAGAAATCCAATGGCAAGCCCAAGAAAAAGACGGCCTATATGAACTTTTCCCAGGTCATGCGTGCCCAGATCAAGAGAGACAATCCCAGCATTTCTTTTGGAGAGCTCTCGGGAGAACTGGCCAGGCAATGGAAAGCGTTATCAGCTGAACAAAAGGCCAACTACGCCGTCCTGGCAACACCACCTCCGGCCTCTCCCCTACCCTCCACCAGTGCGTGTGCATCCCCTGCCAAGGCTGCGTCCGCGTCTTCTCCGGCCGTCAAGCCCTCCAAGGGAAAAGGAAAAAAGCTGGACATGGAGGCGGAGAAATCTACCCCATCCAAGGTTTCTCCCAAGGCATCCAAGACAAGGTCGAGCATTGCGGATCTCAAGAAACTGTGCAAGGACAAGGGATTGAGCATCAAGGGTTTGAAAAAGAGGGAGGAATTTGAGGAGCTGTTAGAATCCATTAGCACAGGAGGGGACGATTCGGATTCCGATTCGGATACCGACTTTCCCCATACTCTTGTTGAGGAAGAGGATGATATTTTGGCCTAGTAGCATTGTTTTGTAGTAATGAACAAAGAAAGAAGAAATATTTTTCATGATATGTCAAAGCCTTGTTTCTGAAAATACTATTTTCAGAATTTTCATCTGACCATGTTTTTACGACAATGACGAATACATGTCGAGTAGGACGCTCCGAAGGGGATCGGTGGTGACGGCCCATTGGACGTAATTTGCCAAGAGATTAATTTGAGCCAATGTGAGCGAAAGAATATTTGTTTTTGAATTGGCAAACACGAGGGGATAATTGGGAAAAGAAGGGAACGCGGGTGTTAGAATCGCCTTTTGGGTTTCCTCTGGTAAAAGAGACGAGTAGTTTGAACAAGGATTCGTGACAAGGACGGTAAAATCGACGGCATAATTTCCTGGAACACTGTTTAGGGTATTTTCCAATACATTCAATGTCATTCTCGACCATGTCGGTCCACCGCTTGCATAGGTGGATTCAATTTGTGTTTGAAAGGCCGTATAATCAGCTTTATCAAACACTTGAATCGAATTTGGATTCGGATCCGAGGAGGTGGTGGTGGGATACACTCCGAATAATTTTTGAAGCGTGGGGAGGGTGGTTGGAGAATCGGATTGGGTGCGTGTGTAAAAGAGAAAAACCTTTTTCATGGATTTGGCCAACAAGGCCAGTACACCCGCCGACGAGTTGATTCCTCCATCTCCCATTTCACATGGCACGTTTACCAGGGAAGTGGGCGACCATAAATTCACAATCGGAATGAGGCCTTTCAACGGAAAAATCTTTTCCACCTCGACCACAAATGCACTTGAACTAATTCCTGTCATATCGGCCAGCGTAAAATAAGGCTGTGTTGTTGGCATCGAAACGTTTTGGTACGTTTGAGTGGGGCAAGAGGACACCGCGTCGCATCCCCCACTAAAACTCTGAACCAAGACACCACCTACTGACGTATTCGATGTAGAACTTGGAATGGTGGCGGAAACACCCGTCGTGGTGTCGCTAAAGTAAACACTAACATAACCTAGAGTGGAATATTCGGGTTGGGCGAGCGTTCCATTGATAATCGAGGATGGAAAGTCGGGACCCCTCGTGTTTTGAATGATTTGATACGAAGCCGGTATTTGATTCATGGCAGAAATAGGGAGTTGTGGACTTTCCACCAATGCATTCGTCAATTGGTACGGTTCAAGAAAGATTTTGGAAATGGCTTGAATCCACAATTGATTTGCGGGATATTTCAACAGCAACGACAGCATCGTGTTGACTATATTAATATTGACAATGCATTGTCCTGCAAACTGAAGATTGGATTTATTGGAAGACGCGAGTGCATCCAACGTGCATTGTTCCGGAGGTAGGTAATCTCCCAACAATTCGTCGGTGGATAATTTCGAATAAAACAGTTGAGAACACAACCATGAACTTCCTGAAACACTGGAAGCGCTGGCTTCCGTTTGGAAAAAGTAGGGTAGTTGAGATTTCATGGAGAGAAGACCTCGAAAAAATCCAATACTCCCTGAAAATGCCACGGAACCACCACCACTTAAAGCGATCCCATAATTTGCCGTTTTAGGAATGGGTGGGCATTCAATATACGCATAATTGGTGGTTGCTGTCGCTGCATCATTGATGTTGATGGTAAAATAATAATTTTGGATCTTGCCCACCCCATAACATTCCAGAATTTTCTTGGGAATTCGAACGGTCAATTGTAGCACATAATCACTAACGAGCTCGTAAGAAATAAATCGATTGGCGGAAAAAGTCTGGTTATGCACAATAAATGTACCGTTCAGAGCACCCTCAAAGGTTATATTATATTCGGGACATTTAAAATGGGCCTCGGTATAATCAAGGAGGAGGGTCGAGGTTTGTGAGAGGGTTCCTTGAGACTGAAACTGCCACACACGGCGTAGAGGGGTAGAAGAGGGCAAAGACGCCGTCGTAAAATATTCATACGTAAGGTCCGCAGAAGGGGTAATGGAAACACCCTGTAAATAAAATGCAATATTGTTATTGCCGAATTTACATCCACTGACATCCGTCATTATGAAATTATATTTCTACATTCACACAATATAAATTAATTTTTATGCATGTCCAGCATTTGTTTTGGACAGGTGGTGTTGTGGTGTCAAGCGTAATGACATTCCCCATACTCTTGTTGAGAAATTTTGGCCTAGAAAAAAAAAATATTTTTCATGGATAGATTGATTAAAAAATGGGCGACGATGACGAAATTATAACATGTTTTTCCGATGTTACCTTTACCCCCAGTTGTTGTTCCACGTACACCATTCAAATCCCCGATTATAAATCGTCCTCGACAGCAACGTTTTCCTGTTTGTCTGCATCCTATAATGGTAGCGGATTTCTTTACATTAAACCCACCGACTCGTCTGCTTTTCTCGATTTATCAGGGAGTACCTTTGTCATTGCCATTGGTAATCTTACTACAACTACAACCAATGTCTTGTATATTTCTTTTTATCAATGCACGGGTATCTTACCGTCGTTAAGTCTTTATAATAAAGATAATTCGACCTGTACCGGGAATAATGGTAGTTGTGCTACGACATGCACATGCAGATCAGGGTGCACCACTTTTTCAAATTTGGATTTGGGTACACGCGACGTGTACAAGTTTACCTATAGTTCCACATCGAAATCATGGACATTGTCGTCGTAAACACTTTTGTAAATAAATTATTTCTTGGTGGTTTCGGCCAACTTTTTCTTTTTGGTTTCCCACATGGCTTCCACGATACGGACGTGTTTAGTGGAATACGGATCCTTGCTTTTTTCTTTTTCACGAGCTTTCTTGTCCATTCGTTGATTTTTTACGTTTTCCATTTCTTACCATGAACATTCAAAATAATTAAAAAAAAACGTCATAAACATTGTGGGTGGACATTGGTGGGCAAGTACACCTGTTGGAACCCGACACAAAAGCATTATTTCCAATCTCAATGTCAAGCATGGTATGGGAACTCTGGTGTTCCGTGTACCGTGTCTGTTGAAAATGATCCCCTCCTTGGAACACATAGCGGTGGGGACGAATGGGCAAGACATGACACGTTTCACACAAATCGTAATCGGAACAATCCTGGCACTGGTAGCGTGTGCCTGTAAAATGATACTTTCCACATCCATCACACACATACCCGAGATGGGGGCGTTGGAGAACACGTTGGAGAAACAATCTCTTGTTTCCCAGACGTTGAAAAAACCGGACCATCCGCCAATCACTGTACACCGGGGAAGCTGCTTTCAAAATCTCCTCCATCGAGACGAAACGATGTTGGCAAATGTTGTCGTACAATCTCTGCAACTCGACAAACGCCTCATCTTGATATTTTTTGTACACGGCACGGGGATCCTGGGTGGATTGGACCAACACCATGGCATGGTCAGGGGATGGAAAATCCACAGGCAACGGTTGAAGCGTCTTTTCCACGTACCATGTACCCATTCCATCGTCTTGTGGTTTCTTGAAAAAAGGGCCCTCCTGCTCGGTAGCCCATAATAAAATTTCTCCACGGGAATCCTGGTACTCGTGGAGAAAATCCATGGGCTGCTGCTCTTGCTCCTTGGTGATGCGCAACAGGGGAACGATACCTTCTCCTTGACGGTACCCGCATACCCACACATTGGAAATCTGGAGTGACCCCAAGGTTTGTAGGGACATGGCTTGGAGAACACGACCCTCTGGGAGTGTACGACCTTCTGGGAGTGTACGACCTTCTGGGAGAACACGACCCTCTGGGAGGACACGACCCTCGTGGAGTACACGACCCTCTGGGAGTGTACCACTATTTCCCATCCAGCCCAGACCCTTATATTCTTGCACAGTGTCCACAATCCGTAAGAGGATCGTATCGATCTGGACATGGACACGCAAATGAATCAATCCCTCGGGGCTTTTAAATCCAGAGGCGGGGGTCAACTCTGAAATTTTAGCCAGGGTGTGAATCCCCCAATTGGTACGATTCCTGGTGAAATGCTGTGTGCACGTCCATGTCCGATTCGGTCCATACTTGGGATCCCGTAGCAGCATGATGGTGAAACGCAGTGTCACATCGTTATCCTCCATGTAAATATTGGGGTGAAGATAGACAGACAGACAGGGCTCTTCCAATTGCACATTTTCATTTCCAAAAGGATCAAGAATTAATCGAACCTTGTGTTTTGGATAACCTACAAGAGGTACTGGTTTGGTATAAATACGATCCACTTCCTGGTGATAATCCAAGTGGTAGTCAATGACGGTGTGCTTCTTGTTCTTGCGGTTGCGGTCGTAGACCATGGCCTGCCAATCCTGGAGATAGGCGTCCACTTTCATGTCCTCTTTCGGAAACAAGGTATAAGCCGCACGTTTCCAATGTTCACGACCGTCCATCACCTCGTTCCAATATCGAGAGACCTTGGTCATGGTGGTCAGACTCTCCGCTTCCATAAATGATGCCGTGTGGGCCAGCATCTCTCGAGGCAACCTATTCATTTTCTTTATTTTTGAAAAAAAAAATTCAACGAGCCATGAGAATTCTTGGTAAGAACCGCGTTCCGCGTTCCACAAAATAAAAAGAAAAAGATGACCACCATTTGGGTTGCTGCTGGTACAATGTAATTTTCCTTGTTTTTTTATTCAATTTTTTTATGTGTACCCGATTTAAAACTTGGTCGACAAGAATGAAACAAACAAATATGCGGTTATCTCTTCTTGTTCCTGCTGCCATGGCGGCGGTCCGTTCTGTTATCATTGGCGACTCCATGTATTGGAGTGGTCCTTTATTTTTTGGGGGACAGCCCAGTCCTCTGTCCAAATGGTTAGAGACCTGGTCTGGACATTCGATCGAGAATCATGCCTTGGTCGGGGCGTCCCTGGAAGAGGGATGGATCAAGAGCATCCCATCCCAGTACCGTGATCTCAACAAAACCCCGAATATCACCACACTCATCATGGACGGTGGTGGGAATGACGTCATGAGCCACAAGAGTGAATGTGAGGAGTGGAAGCCCAGCTGTCAAACCATGATTGACCAGTGTGCCGGGATCGCGGAATCTCTGTTGGAAAAAGCGTATACCGACGGCATCCAGCGCGTCTTGTACCTGGGTTTTTATTATCTGCCGGGTTTGGAGCGTGCCGCGGATGCCGCCAACCCCCTCCTCGCCCAAGTATGTGCGAATGCCACCATTGAGTGTCATTTTGTGGATCCCCGCTACAATTCCACGACCGGAACGGGTCTGCCGACCCCCGCAATGCTGGGTCCCGACGGTCTTCATCCCACGACAGAGGGGTACAAAATCTTGGCCCAGATGATATGGGACACTGTGGTCCACTACAATATTACCCTATAAACCTCAACACAACCAAAAAAACATGGCGGTTTCCGCCTCGGACCGCTTGGGATCCTCATGCGTCCAAGACCGCGTCCAAGACCAATCACGCCGTAAGACGGGTACCTTGTCGCGGTACAGAATCCATAACATCTTGTCCATTTTTTTTTTACTAGGAAGGAAATATTTTTTTTGTTGGATACTTATAGGATCGGAACTCTAAAAAATGTGTGGATGTGGAAAAAGCAATAATACACCTCGGGTAGCCCCGGCCCCCCTCCCAACACTCCCTAAAACAACCCCTTCTACTACTACCGCCGCTCCTCAAAATGTGGCTCAACCATTTTCACAATCCAGCAGTATTCACCGACAGATTCAGAGGTTCCGTCAAGCTTCTAGAAAGTAGGTTTCTAAACTAGCGGCGGATTCGTGGTCAATATTATTTTCCATGGATAAAATCTTGCGCACTCCTTCTTCGCTATTGAGGATAATGTTGGCGTAGTAGGACCGCCCCATGCGGCCCACCCTCCCCATCAGCTGGTACAGTGTGGAGATGGATTGATCCGAGGCAAATGACTCGTCAATAAAAACATTGGTGAGGCCCGGTAGATTCGTCCCAAATACAATGTCCTTGCCCGAACAGAGAAAAAGAAGCTTGTCATAAATGCCCATGACAAGGTTCCGCTGGTACTCGGTCATGTGGGTCTTGCAATACAGTCCAATCCCCGCGGCCATCATCATATTCATCTGATCGTCAAAGGCGCTCTCAAAATAATTGGGAAGATCAATTGCGGTTCGGGGTGGTGCCTGAAGCGTCTCCTGGGGGTGGTAGCGCTCAAAGTGTTCGCGGCTGTTGAGCACGTACTGGGAAGGAAGCACCGATCGGAGGCAGGATTCCGATAGTTCCGAGACCATGCGCTCCTTTTCAATCCGGGTCATCTTGGCGCTCTCCAATTTCTCCAGTCGTTTTTCCATGTACATTTCGTTCTTGCGCGTTTCGGACACAATGTCGCCCCATTTCAGATCCTTGTCAAACACGTCCGCGACCATGTGATCCACCTTGGCCATGACGTGGTTGGTGATAAACAACGTCTTGCCATCGTAATGAATCGCCTGTTCACGAAACATGCGCTCGGCCTCGGGTGCAGGCATGATGGAGGGTCGGTACTGCTGGAAATCAAAAATATGCTCGGGATTTTCCACGAGCCACGCAATGAGATCAATGGCGTAATCAATGACGCTAGAGGTGGTGATGGTGCCTATATCGGGGAAACGCTCGGAAAACGTCAGGCCGTGGTGGCTCAGCACGCTTTCCATCGACCGGGCCCAGTGGTACACATGCTTGATGGGGTAGGCACGACGAATACGGGGATTGACAAGAATCTCACGGTGCAAATGCTCCAGTTCCAGCACGGTATTCACCTGGTGATGCGGCATCCTCAGAAATCCTCCTTGATCCACCACCGCGCAAGAAATATTGACATCGGCGGTCGCGACACGGTAAAGAGCCTGAGGAGAAGCGTCGTGCCGCTCCAAAAACGCCTCGACGATACGTGGCATGCTGTCGAATTTGGGTAGAATGGCGGACAAGAGCACGGTTTGTCGGGGAAGGTGATGACTAATCATGGCCATGAGACGGTTCGAGGCATCGTCCGAGACAAATTCATCGATATAGGCCAGGAACGGATCGTCCATCTGGGGGGCCTCTTTCAAAATCTCAAAGGCAGCCTCGAGATCCGCCACCAAAATATCGGGCATCTTGCCGGTCGCCTTGGTGTAGAAATTCCACTGCTCCTCCACCGTCCCCATCTTGTTCTTGTCCTCCTTCTTGTACACCTTTTTCCATGTTGCGGGGAAGCACCGCTTGTGAGGCCGCAACAGAATCATGGGGATGGAGGTGCCCTCGGGACGGATGAGCTTGGCCAGCCACACGTGCAGATCATCGCCCAATAATGCCGTGCTGGCCACGTCCTTGTTGACCAATTCATTGGAACACGCAAAGAGGACCGTTTTTTTCGGACGCAGCATCGACAGTTTCTTGGCCAGAGGGACCGCGAGAAACGTCTTGCCCGTGCCCGTGGGCATCTGGTTGCCGAGCAAGAGGGGCTCATTGTTTTTCACACGGGTGCAAATCTCCTCGAGGACGCGTTTCTGTTCCGCGTACAGTTTCTTGGGCTTGCCGCGGCGCTGTGCGGTACAATCGACCAACAACGAAGGGTTCTGAAAGAGAACCTCGTACATTTCGTCATCCACCAGTGTTTTGAGGATCCCGGAAATATGGTCAAGGCTCTGTAATAAATCAGGTTGCTGGATCTGGCTTCTTTCGTCGGTGTAAACACGATGAAACGAGAGGATGGCGTCGAGCATGGTTTTCTTGGGCGCCGTCTTTCGTTTTTGGTAGAGCATATAGTTCCACACCATCATCATGAGCAAGAACATGATTTGCATATCAAACTTGGTCTTGACCGGCTGCAGCGTCTTGGCATCAAAACGAATATTTTGCATCTCCTTCTTGATGAGCTCGCTCTCCACGCGCTGCTGGATTTCCTCTTTTTTGGACGGCGGTTTCTTGGACTTTGATTTTTTCTGGAGTGTTTTGGTAGGTGCCTCCAGCTGGATCCAGTTCTTGAGATCGGGAAATGTCTCCAGAAACACGTGCAACAACTGTTGGTTGCCCCAGTACTTGTCGGGGATTTCCTCCACGGGGGCATAGGCATCCTGAATCAGATGCCGGATGGTCTCCCAATTATGGGGCTTTTCTTCAATGGTTTTCCAATTAAAACCGGTCTTGACTTGACTCATTTCTGTTTGTGTAATTTGTGTTCTATCGTGGAAAAAAATTAGTGGGCTTGCATTTTTTTCTATTCTATTTATGTGTACAAAAAAAAGAATAAAAAATGACCCGGTATCATTTTTTGATGTAATCAAGACAAAACATGTTGTTTCGTAAAAAAAAACCTACGCCCTCCACCAAGAAGACCGTAGAATGGTCCACCTTTATCTCCGAGGTTCCTCTCCACCAGGTCCAGCAAATCGAGCTGGCCGAGGATTTATCCAGCGCCATTGTCCGTGAAAAAAAAGGGGTGGTGCACATGGTGTCGATCCACCCCTTGTTGCGGGAGTATCTGATTGCCAATCTGTTGGAAAAAAAGGTGGCTTTTCGTATCCTGCCTCCCCCCCGTCTCCAATGGTTGTCGTGGATGGCTGTTTTTCCCCTCATCTCCGCCTTGACGACCATGTTGCTGACCCTGCTCATGACGGTGGGAATGTTTCGGGCCTTGGACCAACAAAAAAAAACCATCTCTCCCGCTCCCCCGTTCCAGGTATGGGTTCCCTCCACCTCCTCGTTTCCTACGCCGTGGATAGGTAGTCCGGAAATTTTTCAGGAATGTCTGGAATCGATCCATCAGGTCAAGGGCTTGCTCCTCGAAGGCGAGCCCGGGACGGGAAAGACGCTGTTGGCACGCCATCTCGCCCATGTTTCCAATGCGACACTCATCCCGGTGGTGGGTTCCCAATTTGTCGAGGTATTTGTAGGTGTCGGGGCCCAACGCGTCCGACAGCTGTTTGAGATGGCCCGTCAACACGCTCCCTCGATTGTTTTTATCGATGAATTGGACGCCATGGCCACCAAGCGTGGATACTATACGCACAGTGAGAACGATCAGACCCTGAACCAATTACTCTCCGAGATGGATGGTTTTGTTTCCCACCAACATGTCCTTGTCCTCGGAGCGTCCAACCGCGTGTCGTCCATGGACCCGGCTCTCTTGCGTCCCGGTCGTTTTGACCGCATTGTGCACATCCCTCTACCGGATGAATCGACGCGGCAACATTTATGGGATCATTTTCTAACCACCTGTGGCTTGCCCGTCTCCCCTTTTGTGGATGTAAGTCTTTTGGTGGCGCTGAGCCCGCAGTTTTCCGGGGCGGTGGTGGAACGCGTAGTGAAAGAAGCGGTTGTCTTTGCCCGGCGTGAAAAGGCGTTGGTGTTGGGCGCCGACCACCTGGACCGTGCACTGGAAAAGGAGAGGGTGGGCATTCTCAAAGTACAGGACGATCGTTCGGATGCTGAAAAATGGAGGGCCGCGGTTCATGAAGCGGGCCATGCCTTGGTGGCCCACGCCTCGGATTTCAGGGTACGAAAGATTTCGATCCGTTCCAATCACCAGGGTATGGGGGGATACACGCTTTATGAGGATGCATCGGAAAGAGAGATTACCCGTAATCTCTTGGAACAACGATTGGCGGTCATGATGGGGGGTCGAGCCGCCGAGACGCTGTATTACGGGGAGGGCGGGGTGAGTACTGGAGCCATTCATGATATTTCCATGGCCAATGCTCTGGCAGAGACCATGGTTGCTCAGCTCGGTTTTTCCCACGAATTTCCTACCCTGGGTCCTCGTACCTTGACCCTCTCGGAGACGATGCGGGATAAAATTCACCAAGAAATCCAGAAAAAAGTGGATCGTGGTCTGTCCGACGCGCTACAATTATTGAATGCGTCGTGGCCCTTGGTAGACGAGGTCGCCTCGTATCTTTTGGACCATGTCGCCGTGAATGAATCCGTCTTCTTGTCGCTAATGACCGAGTAGACTTTCAGACAAGAGTATTGAATTTCCTCAAAAGAAATGGTAAAGTATTGAATTTATTTTTTTCAAAAAAATAAATATTTCAAGATCAAGACGATATGGGAAAAACGCTCTCGAAATCGTTTTTCACCTGTTGTACAATGTGATGGAGAATTTTATTTCTTACCATGGGTGGGGTAAAACGAAAGGTATCCAACAATTCAAAATGTTCGACGGTAAGGGTGCACTGGCTTTCATAGTCGTGGACCTTGACAAAATCGAGACGCAGCAACAGGTCAAAAACCTGTCGATCGGGATTTGTCATGTGAAAATACGCCGTGGTTTCCTCATAATAGGCGTGATTGCGGATTCGACAGAGAAATGGAAAGAGGAAAAAAAGTTGGGGAAAAGCCTCTTGTCGATAGGTATATTCCACCACGGAAGAAAACGTGTCCACCGAGATCCAATGCACCGACTCGTATTCAGGGCTGCTGGGCGGTACATGGGCCATGTCATGAAAAAGACGGGATCGATCCCCGCAAGCAATGGTAAAGGTACTCATAAGCGGCAACTCTCACTATTCAGAAGAAAGATTATTCTTTTCGAGTCTGAAACGCCTCCCATGTCGTAGGGAATTTTTCCCGGACAAGGTTTTCCATAGCCTGGCCAAACTCACGAATCTCTTCCTGGGCATGCGCCTCGTTTCGCAACTCTACAAAATGGATGGCTGCCTGCAGACTGCACGTCCAAATCACTTCGCTCATAATGCTCAAGGGCAAGAGCATCCTGGCCTGTTCCTTGGCCACCCCGAGCGCTACGAGTTCCTGGTAGGTCTTGGTTGCGGTGTCGATGACCTGTTGATAGAGGGCATCGCATTTGTCTTGTTTTTCCACAATGCCGTCGCTGCCTTGTTTGTTATCAGCGCTCTGTTGTCTCCACACGGTAGGATAAAACATGCTATCCAGGACAACGTACCGACCCGAGACCTCGTTCCATCCGTGGAGCTGGCAAGGATGGGTCGAGGTCCATTCCGCCCCTACAATGTGCTTGTACCACTGACGGAGGACAAATTCCGGAGCACGGATCTTGAACCGGAAAAAAACGTGGCGGAAAGGACTGAAATGCTGGTTTCGGACAAGGTAGTGAATCAGCTTTTCATCCCGCGCGTCCAGCGCATCTTTTTCGACACCAAAGGAGACCCGGGCACAATTGACAATCGTCAGCTCGTTCCCAAAAATATCCAGACATTCCAAGGAGCCTGAAGAGAGGGTGTATTTTTTCATTTTTGATTTTTATAAACGCAACCATTTCTTTAAAACATGGGTGTGGGAACCCATGAACCATGGGAGTAAAAAGGTTAATAAAAAGTTTCTTCTTGTTGACCTTGTTCCATCGTGGGGAGAGACGACGACAGGTTGGGCTGCACCTTGTTTTTCATATAGAGGAAATACCGCAACAAATCCGGACCCGTAATCCCATAATCGTGGACAAAGGATTTCAGTTCCTCGCTCTTGAGATTTTTGACCAGGGTGGACCAGCACCGCTTTTTTTGATAGGCCTTGATTTCTCCCGTGGCCTTGGGATCCACGTCTTGTAAAAAGGTGTGGGTGTACGGATCGTACGTGGTATACACCAAGGCAAATGCGGCACCATTGAGTGTGCCCGGGGTAATGCTCGTGAGGACCGAGGAGGAAAAGGTTTCGGCTTCCTCGTCCGCGAGGAGGTTCATCTTGACCAAACGGATGGCGGCCGATTTTCCCATAAAGATGAATTTTTGGGAGGGCGTTCGGATCTGGCTCCCTGAATCGTCAAAATCGTACAGATGAGAGTAATGATGGACGCGTGCCCACCAATTTTTTTCGAGGGTCGACATGTTTTTTTTTTTATTTTTTTATTCCTAAATAAAAAACATTCCATGAACGAAATTAGCGCGACCACCATCCAGCAATGGAAAACGGAAGCACTCCAAAAAGGACGAGAAAACGAAAAGGAAGCGGAATTCCTATTGAAATTAAAAGAAAGCGCAGACCTTTTTACCGAACAGCTGATCCTACGCAGCGTAGCGGAGCTGCGGGATACCACGGTAAAAGGATTCTTGCGGAAAAAGTTTTTTTTTGAGAATTTCAAGCAAAAATTTGGACCCGTCAAGGTTTCCACGCTGGTCAAGGGATTCCATATCCATGGGAAATGGGACCCGTCCATTTTTCAAAAAATTGGCATGCAAGAAACTCCCTTTCAAAGGGCTGTATTTCTCCTCCAAGAAAAAGGCATCTCCCTGAGAGACGTGTCCGATATTACCAAGGGCGCAGGTTTCTGGCTCGAAGTCGGATTTTATTCCCATTTATAAAAAAATATATACATTCCAAGAGAAAAATGCAAGGAACATCAAGAAACGAAATTTGGAATTCTTACAATCCCACATTTTCTTTGTTGATCCATGAAAACATGTCGAATGGTCTAAAAAAAAAAATATAGAGTAGCATAAATATAAAAATGCTTTCACTGTCCACGTCGTATGAAAAATTTTTACAGAGCGCCTCGGCACAGATCTTGACCACCCATACTACCCTCTCCCTCTCTCCCGACAGTCAAAATGTTTCCCTCTCCATGGCCCCCACCGCCTCGGTCATTGTGATTCCGCCCATGAACGCCAACCTGAATTTTTCCACCGTGTCCAAATTATCCATCGACACCATGAAACAACAGGCCGCGGGCAAACCCGTCGTCCTTCCCACCTTTTTCAATTGGGCCGATAAAAACAGCCAACTCACCCCACCACCCAACCAGGGGAAATGTGGATCGTGCTGGGCCGTCGCGGTAGCCTCGGCCATTAGTGATAACTATGTGACGCGAAACCTTGTTCCCAAGAATCCCCAGCTCAGCCCAACGTTTCTCTTGAGCTGTGTACCCGATTCACTAAAATGTGGAGGAGGCAATCCCGCCCTTTCTTTGCAATGGATCGCCAAGAACGGCTTGGCGGCCACGGCGGATGTTTCTTCGTTGGATTATTCGTGGTGCTCCTCCAACGCCGTCTGTAATGGCTCTCAAAAAGAAGCCAACAGCACCTACGACGTCCTGAATCAGCTGCTGCCCGGGTGTCCCAACGACGCCTCCCTCAAATTTTTTGTCTCCTCCATCACCATGCCTCAACTCACCCCTGACCAGGCCAAGGACCCCGTTCAGCTCGCCACGGCCACCACCTCGGTGAAAACGTTCTTGTACACCAAGGGCCCCGCCGTGACCGGGTTCAGTGTCTTGGAAAATTTTTTGGGGGGTAATTACACGTGTGGGGGACGCAACCCTGATAATATCTACCTGGAAAAGGTGGACTATAAGCAACAAAAGTGGGTAGAGACCCCTTTTAAATTTCTAGGAGGCCACGCAGTCGTGGTGGTGGGATGGGGAGTGGGCAAGGTGGTCGAATCCCTGTTGAAAAAAGACGGTAGCGACCAAACCCGGGTGGATGTGCCCTACTGGATCGCCCGGAATTCGTGGGATACCAAGTGGGGGATTGGTGGGTATTTCCGCATCGCCCAATATCCTTTCAATATACAGAGCCAGTTCGATGCCACCGTGTTTGTCCAGGAAACGGTGCAGGACCCCTCCACGGGGCAGACCGTCCTCCAGAATCTCCCCACGGGTGGAATCCTGTTTTTTGAGACCAATTATTTTGGGTACGGGGAACCAACCATGATGGAAAGTTTTTACCCCATGACCACGACGCCGACCCACAGCAATGCCGCGTCGGAGACGGCCCTCTATTTTATTTTTGGCATGCTCGTTTTCATGATGGTGCTGACCGTGTTCATTCTCGTCCTCACCGCAAATCCTCCTCCTGCAAAAAAATTGAAGGCCTAGAAAAAAAAATGGAAATCATGGTAGAGATTATAATCATCAAAAATGAGAAATCAACATCAACATCAAAATACAATGCTGCTGGACCAGCCCCTCGTACCGGGGGGATGGAAAGAAGACGTGGACCAACGACGCAAGGAGCGGTGGAGAGAGCGCCGGTACAAATTTGCATGGGGTCTGGATTGGGTACGACCCGAAGATCCCCCGGGCTATTGGATTATTTTCATCAAGCTCCTCCAATCCTGCAAGGATTCACCGACCGAGTTTGATAAGAAAACTAGGCGCCCCAAAAAAGTGTATACCTACGTCTATCTCCCTCTGATTGTCGACGTGGAGGAAACGGTGTGGACGCTGCAGAACCGCATCAAAGACAAGGCCTCGTCCTTTTTCAAACATCGCCAAGATTTCCATTTGGAGATGTATGGCCACCCCCTTGGTCTTCATTCGACCATGGTGGATTTGGGCATCGAAGACGAGACGGTGTTGACGTGTGTCATGGAGTAGACTTTTTCCTATTGTCTACCTGGCGAGGATATCAACCTCAAAACCGCATTAACTCAGTTTGGTAGAGTGTGGGCCTTTTAAGCCCAAAGTCGAGGGTTCAAGCCCCTCATGTGGTACCTCCCATATAGTCTATCTGGTGAGGATATAGGCCTTTCAAGCCTAAGAACCGAGTTCGATCCTCGGTATGGGAATTACCCCATGGTCTAGTGGTAGGATACCGGACTTTTTTGACACCGGAGACCCAGGTTCGAATCCTGGTGGGGTAAAAATCATTTTTCATCATGGAAACATGATGAAACGTTATGAAATTCAAAAAAAAAAAATATAAAAACAAAGAGTAGATAATGTCCTCTTATTTTACATTTCTTTCCGCAAACCAAGAAAAAACAGTTTACTATGGTCTGTTTTCCGACGGTGCCGGTAATATTTCTAGCTACCGACAGGTAGTCGATGAGAACGCATGTGATCTACAGTCCAACGGAGGTATCCTCTTAACCTCCTCGCCCACTTTGGATGCGAATATACAGCAGGTCTTAACCCCTGACAGAAACATTATTGGACAGATCAGCACACAATCTCCTCACACCGTTCTCATCAGCCTTCACCAAATAGATCCACCGCTGGTCATGACGGCTACTGTATCCTCCGAAGGTGTATATACGGGGGAAGCGTCCAGTCCTTCGATTTATACGGTACTGGATACTTTTTTGTCCGTCTATTCCACGTCTTACCTTGTCGGGAAAAACAGGAACTCGGTGTTTCAGTTTGTGCTACAGATCCAAGTCCTCACAGCGCCATTACTATGTTCCTATTCCTCTCCCTACATATATGGACCAGAGCTTTTTCCGACATTTTACAATATGGACCAGTTGGAACAGAGTTGTTGGTACAATTACATTAATTTCGTGTACGGTGTGGATACGATCCACCAACATTTTCCCATTATCACATCCAAATTTTTCTTTTTCTATCAAAACTTGCTTCCCCCAAGTGTCAAGAGCGTGGTCGTTCCCACCATCAAAGAAAATCCGTGTCAATACGGGGATTTTTTCAACAGCATCAACGCGGCCTTTGACCTTTGCAACGCTCTATGGGCGTACCAGTACGCCGTCGCTTACCTACCCGACAAGACACCGCCCGTCCAAGGCGCACCACCTGTACCGTTTGCTTATTCCAAAGGATTTCCAAGCGGGAGCTGGGTCGAGGTGACCCATTGCTGCTGTGATCTCAACAACAATGGCTATTTTTTCTATTTGGCCATCGGATCAGGTATTTGGTATAATGTCGGCAACACCATCGTGTTTCCCGATCATATCGACGCCTACTGCTATTTCCATCATGTGGACAAGCAGACCCTAAACTCGTATGAAATAGAATGCCTCAATTATCCGCAAACTCTTGATTCCAAAAACTACATGGCGGCGCGTAGTGCCGGGTATGATTCCATTCAGTACGTCTACCGCTACGAGGCAAACGTTTTTACGGGCGCCGCCATGTACAAGTCCGAAATCCAAGATTGCCGGTCCGATGCACCTCAAAACGACAGCCCTTGTTTCGATGCGGTCCTTGCACCGTTTATTAGGGCAGGGTGGTGGAAAACCGAGCTCAAAGGACAGCCTCCTCTGGAGTGTGTATGTGTATCCGGAGACCCTCAAAAACGATGCCTAAACTGTCAGAACCAGATCCTTGGGAAATGCAAAAAATAGTTTTTGTTTCATCTTATTTTTTTTGTTGGGCTTCGCGGATCGACACGAATTCTACTTTCTGGGGCTGGGCGTATTGTTTCCAAATGTTTTCAGGAACGTGTTTCTTGGTAAACATCATGCGCTGTTGCACCTGTCGACGCACCGTCCACTGCCCGTCCGTGTACTGATCCCGACCCTCGGCAATCATCTGGTCCTCGATTTTTTTACGGTAGCGTTCGACTCTTTTTTCTTGGGTTTCCAAGAGAATCTTGGCTTCCTTGTACTTGGCCAAAAGTTCCGAGAGCATTTATTTTATCGTCGTGGTAAAAAAAAATATTTTTTTCTACCCGAATGGTCTTACAGAGGGGTGGACGTGTTGATCCCTAAAATAAAGGTAGTCAACCGATCGGTCTCGGATAAATTAACCGACCTTGCGTACCCCCAATTCGTGTCTTGGAATGGTGCTCCCGACGTGCATGTAATCGATACCTCGGGGGATGAAATAGATTGCGGGTCAAAAGGATTGGTCAGGGTAGTCAGGTAGCTTCCAAAAAGTAGGCCACCGTTTTCAAATTGATACATGGTGAATCCAATCCCATCGGTTTCGGATAACACATAGGTTTGAAAATAGGCACTCCCCACTCTTTGTTTCGTTTCGGGATTCAACATGGAAAATACGCCCAGTCGTATCACGGATTGTGGATTGCCGCCAGAGGAGATGACAAAAACCTGTGTTTGTTTGTCCGTGAATAAAACAGGGATGGTATGCGTAACAAGGGGTTGTAAAGAAGAGGTGGTGTTGTAATAAAATCCCATGGCCACGTCCGTGGTTCGAGGAAAAAGATTGTAATAAAAATTTCCATAATTAATGTAGCTTACAAATCGTTGACCACCCGCAATACATCCTTGAACATTTTTTAGCTTCGTCGTAGGGGAAAGAATGTCGGTATAACTCGCCTGAATATTTGCAAAAAAGATGCTATCGTCCATAGACAGGACTTCATAACCAATCCCGGTATTGGTAAGAGAATCGCCATAGACCTGATAATATATTTTACCCACCAGTGTTCCCGTCGCCAGGCTATACATGTCGTATTGTCCTAATCGATAAATGGAACGGGGATCGTTGGGATTCACCTGATTGACATAGGCCTGACGATTCTTGAACAAAAAGTTTTGATGCGTATATTGGGTGGGTCCCCAATTTTCCACGACCGTATACTCCAGTGTCAGCTTGTACGTATCTTTCGGACACGAAACAACGACGACGGTGGCTTTTCCGGTAAGAATATTATTTCCACCAATGACACCAATCGTGTCATGTTGCAGTCCGAAATCATAGCCACCCGTGGAAAGGGAGGGATACTGTCCAAAGGCGGTCAGAAAAAAAGGACTTTTTTCGTCGGGGTTTATATTCATGGTACCAATCCCATATCCACCGGTGTACACCCAGCTTTGTAAATTGGCGGTCCCCATAGAGGTTTCGCTTTTTGCACAGGGGTAGAGATTATACGTTTGTACCAGGTAATAACATTCCGCCGTACCTAGAGGAAACGCGTCCTGTTGAACGAGACGCAAGTAGAAAACACTTTTCATATCCATCTATCCATATATGAAAAAAAATATAGTTTTAGCACAATGACACGTAATTGTCGTCGCACGTTGTGCAGGGGGTCGTGTTGCGGTTAACACACACGCCACAGGTACCATCGGCCGTGCCACACTGGCGTTGTTCGACGGGGGTCGAGTCGACCATGGCCGCATCACGACAGAAACACGGGTCCACATAGGTACCCGACGGGAGCACATTCACCGTATCCCCATAACCAGGATTGCCATTGACGTAATAATAGTTGTTGTAGTAGGGATACACACCATACCCACCATAACGGCCATATCGGCCATATCCTCTACCGTAGCCACCATGTCTACCATATCCTCCAAAGCCACCACCTCCCCTACCATATCCCCCAAAGCCACCCCCACCCCTGCCTCCACCTCCTCTGCCTCCACCTCCTCTACCTCCACCAAAGCCTCCACCTCCTCTACCCCCTCCACCAAAGCCTCCACCTCCTCTACCTCCACCAAAGCCTCCACCTCCCATACCACCACCCCCAAAGCCTCCACCCCCAAAGCCACCACCGCCCATACCACCACCAAAGCCTCCACCGTGACCACCCCCACCACCCCCAAAGCCTCCACCTCCTCCTCCATGGCCTCCCCCACCACCGCCAAATTGTTCGACAATGTGGACTTTTTTCGTGGTACACCCGCCACAAGACGGGTATGCCTCTTTCAGTGTTTGGAAATTCATTTTCTTTCTTGAAAAGAAAAAAAAAATGACATTTTCTCATTCTCATTGTTTCCAACCGCATTCCACAAAAATGAAAGTCGCTGGTTTTATTCGTCTTCCTGTCCAATGGTTTGATGACGAGCAAGAGTCGTACGAGACGAGAGATTTTACGCTTTACTGCCATGAGGATGGTAGTTTCATAAAAAACTATTCCTTGCGTTCATTTTGGCTGTCCAAGATTCAACCCATTTACATCAATTCCATGACGAGTCCTCAGCTTCACGATACCTACGACATCAAATCAAATCCACGGAGGATCCATCCTTTTGCTCATCAGTATGTTCACTGGATAGAACGCGTCATGCTACATGTACAGACCAAGGGGAGAATGCCTCCTCCTCTTTGTATCATGAAACGTTGTGTTTTACCCGCGTCGTTGCGGTACCGCTACCGTTATGTAGAACAAAATACCCATTACATCGAGTACGAGGATTGTCTCCCGGTATTGGTGCGTCTACAAACCTGGTGTCGAAAATGTCTCCTCCGCCACCGCAGCAGCCGCAACCTCCTGTCTCGATAAAGATGATGGAAAATCCTCAAGCGGTATTGGAAATGTAGGAAACCAATAATTAAAAATAAACGATATTTGGTAGGAAAACAAGATGTTTTTTTTTCTTATTTAAGAATGTAAAAAGAGTAAAGAAAGGAACAGACTGCTTCGTGGCGCAGGGGAAGCGCGTTGGGCCCATAACCCAAAGGTCGGTGGATCGAAACCATTCGAAGCAAACGTGGCAAATATATATAATTTGTGGTGAATTATATAGAATATTCCATGCATGCACTATAAAGAAAGTATGGCTTCTTCAAGACGTCGTAGGCGCCGCAAGACGTGTAGACGCTCTTGTTTTTTCTTTTCCAATTTTTCTACCCGCAGGGCCACTTGGTGAGCTACTTTTTTTTCTTCCTGGGTTTCAGCATCCCAATGCAAGAGCATGGGAAGATCGGAACTTTTCCATTCAGTGTCCCCTTCGAGAGAATAGGATTCCAAAGATTGTAATTCATTGACCAGCGTTTTTTCTCGCGTCCTGATCAGTTCATCGGGGGTACGACCCCGGAGAAGGAGTGCCCACAATCGATGTGTGCCCGCCTCGGACAGCGCGACGGGGATACTCTTGCCGTGATTCCCAGCCGTACTGATTTCCCCCGTGGTGTAGGAAAAATTTTGTTGGCAGACGGCGCACGTGATAAAATTGCATCCATCGATTTTTTCAATGGCCTGGCCGCATCGGGGACATTGGGGAAGCTGTGTTTTCCATTGGACACTGGCCACTTCTTCGGCACGACACTGGTGCTCGGAGCCCTTGTGTTGTAATTCACATTGTGCACAAAAGACACTTTCACACCGGCCACATTTCCACTTTCCCGAATGTAGTTTCATGTAGCCCTTGCAAAAGGTTCGAAAACAGCGTTTGGTGGATTTTTCCATGGTCGCGTCCACATTGCTCTTGTGCACCTGGCGCAGTTCCGAGGCGTACAGAATATGCACCGCACGGCGTATGGATTCTGGAAAGGAATCCTCCAAAAATTTTTCCCTTTCCCGGACCAGCTGACGCCGGAATTCTTCTTTACGGGAATGCTCCGCGAGTTGGGGATCCCGTAAGAGAGCGTGAAAAATAGCGCGGTCATAGACATGGGGGACGGGGCAATGACTCCGGAGAAACAGGGCGCTACATTTTTCAGCGAGACATTGGGGGAGCGATTGTTCCCGGGCACAGAGATGGAGGTAGCGCTCCAGACATTCGAGGCAAATTCTGGAAAAACAATCCAGCGAGGCACAATGTTGAGGGGCTCCTTCCTCCCCGCAGATACAACAAGAGGACATGTTTTTTGTGTTTTCTTGGATGTGGTAAAAATGATTTTCTCATTTTTTTCAGTGTTGTGTACTGTTTTAGGAGGACTTGTCCCCAATCGCATAGATATTGTCGGGGACGGCGGTGGCCGGTGTCGGTGTGGAAAATTTGAAAAAAAAAATATGAAAGTGACTATATTTTTTTTTTGTTGGAAGCAAAAAAAAAAACAAAACCACGAGCATGACGACGACGATGACGACGATGCTATCGGATTATCAACGAGAGGTGTGCAAAGAATGTTTGGAAAAAGGTTCCGGTGGCCTCTCCCTCCCCATGGGCAGCGGCAAGACGCTGATTGCCCTCCATCTGAGTCAGACGCTCTCCCCGAACGATCCTATTTTGGTCGTGTGTTCCAAAACACTGCTGACCACGTGGGAAAAGGAGATTCATAAATTTTTTCCCCATCTCTCCTACCAGATTTTGCACAAGGAGTGGAACAAACATCTCCATGAATGGACCCTCGGTGAACATACCCGTCTGGTGCTGACCACGACCGAAGTGTTGACCAAGGCCTACCGCCAATATGACCTTCAGAATCGTTTTGTCATGCAGATGGACAATGAATTCATTGGGTACACCAATATCTATCACGCCCCCGATTTTCCCCTCTTGACTTCTCACACCGTGGCCCAAGGCGTGGGCACCGTCTACACCCGACGATGGGGATGTCTGGTGGTGGATGAGGCACATAATTACTGTAATATCGAGGTGGACAAGTGCCGATGCATCGCCTCCCTCTGTGTCCAACACCGATGGCTCCTCTCCGGCACGCTGTTTGCCGAACCAAATCCCCGTAATTTGCTCGGCTACTACACACTGTTGAAACATCCAGACAGTCCCGGGGATCTCGTGTCCATGGCGGTCAAGATGCGCAGCCCCACGTTTCCTGGCGTCCAAGAAACCCTGGTGCACCGCGCGTCTTCAGGGGTCGCACCATTGTACCAAATACACCACGAGCTGATACCGGTGCCCATGACCGAGGAAGAAATCATGGTGTACGAACGCATCAAAAAAGTCTTGAAACGCATCCACACCTCCCTCAAAACCACCCTTCACCCCGAAGGCCGTCGCCGCTTCGCTTCCTACCTCCTCGCCATGATCACCTACCTCCGCCAGATTATGATTGCACCCATCATTGTCCTGGCCTCGGTGGCTGTGGATGTGTGTCGTATCCGGGAACGCTCCGAGCTGTCCGAAATTCTCATGTCGGAATTACGGGAAGCCCAGCTCCAAGACTATCTGGAATCACCGAGGTCGTTGTACTCCTCTCGATTGAATGCCGTCATGGATCAATTGGCCTTGTTGGAGAATACACCCCGTGTCCTTATTTTTTCCGCGTTTCGAACATCGCTTCGTTTGCTGCAGGTTTTGGTGGAGGAACGATTTCCCCAGGAATGGCAGGCGTTTACCCTGGAATCGGGGACCAACAAGAAAAAAGTGCTGGATGCCTTTGCCCAGTCTCCACGCGGTATCCTGTTCCTGACCTACAAGACGGGTGCCGAGGGTTTGAATCTGCAACACACCGATACCGTCTTGTTATTGGATACCATGTGGAATGCGTCGACGGGGGAACAGGCGGTGGCCCGTGTAGCGCGGCAGGGACAGCTTTCTTCCCACGTCCGTGTATTGACATTCCTGTCGAGCACGGGGATTGAAAAGGCGATCTTGGAAAAACACATTCACAAGATGGACATTGCCGGGGAGCTCATGACGGGACCGGCAACCAAGAATAATCATCACATGAAGGTCGAAGACATTGTCAAGATGGTGTTGAAAGAGGATAATGAATCCTTGTTCCAACAAGTGCGTGAAAAACTGCGCTAAAAATCCCACAACTATCCTCACCCCGTCATGAAAATTTTTTGGTAGAAAATTATCAATGTTGAATTTTTTTTTTGGTAAAAAAAGAAAGTAAAAATGGGAATGACTAAAATCATAAACGTAAATATAGTTGGCAAAAAAGGACAGCCTTGTATATTTGGAACTTTTTACTCGTTGCTAAAATACAAAGGTTGGGCTGTACTCACCGGTGTTCCGGGTCCTTTGAACACGATATTCCTCAATTTTGCCTATCCCGACCGTTCTCAGCTCTATTTTATCAGTTCTTTTGGCGCCAACGACCAAGTGGTCGTATCAGGCCAGTTTCCCGAAAACCTCTTTTACTGGGCATTGACTCTTTACGACGAATGTGGACTTATTCCTCCTTCGGTCGCGGGTGAGAAATATTCTTACAATGACCTGGACTTTCCTAGCCGTCAATATAATGTGAAATTTCAATACAGCAAGCCCTATTCTCTCTTTATTCGATTTTACGCATCGTCCACAAAGCAACGCAATACCTTGTACGATGAATATCTGCCTACGCTAACATTCAATGGATCGGTGCTTCCAAAACCACCCCTTGCAAACATTAAATTATTGTCCCAATCCGTGGAAAAAATTATTACTCCCCTGTTTTCCAAAAACAACAAGTGTATATGCCCCACTTTACCCACCGGATGTACAGAAACTTGTTCCACGACGTATGGCAATGTCAATGTCCACGAATTTTTCCTCGTTTCCAGCCAACAACTGGCCGCCACGTTTCCCAATGCCAATGGACTCTACCTCGTCATGTACCCCCCACTACCTTCCTCTCATCGTCTGGAGGACATTGTGGTCCGCGTCTCGGCTTCCTTTCCATCCCCTATCGGGCCTCAGTATCCCTTGAGGTACTTTTCTTACATGGCGAGCAATGCCACCACCTCTGCGACCGATGACACCATTGGTTTTGGCTACGAAAAAGGGACCCTCACTCCTACCATATCTGGTCAATATACTCTATGGTTTGGATATAACAAGGATAAAATAGTACAGCAACCCCTCTATCAAACCGGGGACGTTGTTTTATTGTTTAGCCCTCAAAATGACCATCCCGTGATTGTGTTGCGTCAAATTTGTGTCTTGGATTCTTCTCCTTCGTGTCCCTTGTTCTCCTTTCATGGAAATACGGAGCCCGTCCCAGGCAACGTCATCCATCAAGCGATGGGGGACACCTATCCCGTGTCGGAAATATTGTCAGAGGCGGCATGAATATTAGGGGAAAAAATGAGGTGAAAAAAATTGTCACCAACCAAACCATGACACATGAAAAAAAAATGACCCCATTTAACATTCTCTTTTTGTCCACAAAAAAGAAAATGACGACCACCGAATACCAGAAACTGGATCCCATTACGCACATTCACAAACGGCCGGATATGTACATTGGTTCGTTGAAACCACGTGTCCAGGCACGGGAATGGATTCTGGGGGAAAACGACAAGATTGTGGAAAAGGAAAATTTGACCTATTCGGACGGATTGGTCCGTATTTTTGTCGAGGCCCTGTCCAACGCCATTGACAATGCGTGGCGGTCCAAAAAAGCCGGCGTCAAAATGTCCAAGATCAAGGTCACGATGGACCAGGAAACCGGGGAAACATCCATTTGGAACGATGGATTGCACATTCCCGTGGAGGTGCATCCTACGGAAAAGATTTACAATCCCGACCTTATTTTTGGGCACCTGCTCACGGGGAGCAATATGGATGATACCGAGCAGCGCTTGTCTTCGGGCCGCAATGGATTGGGGATCAAGCTCCTCAATGTGTTTTCCAAGGAGTTTCATGTCGAGGTCCTCGATCCCGTGAACCATGTCCTCTACAAGCAGACGTGGAAAAACAATATGAGGGAGCAGTCCAAGCCTTCGATCCGCACCAACCAAGGAAAGAATGGGTACACCCTGGTACGATGGATCCCGGATTTTGAAAAATTTGGGATGCTGCACTATGACGACCTCACCCTGCAAATGTACAAGAAATATACACTGGATGCGTCCATGATCACCCAATTGCCCGTGTTCATCAACGACGTCAAGCACCAGTTCAAGACGTTTGGAGACTATGCCCGATTGTACGTTCCTGGCGACGAAAAACCCGAGATGCTTGTCATGGAGACGGGGGAGACCACCTCGGTGTGCATCCTCCAGAGTCCTTTTGGGGAGTACCGGGAGATTGGTTTTGTCAATGGCGTCTATACGAGAGATGGGGGTGTGCACTGCGATGCGGTGTCGACGGAATTGTTTCGAGGCCTGGCCCCCAAATTTTCAAAGGGCAACATCACCGCCAAGGATCTGCGACCCTATTTTACCATCCTGGTGAATGCGTGGCTGCCCAACCCCGAATTCAGCAATCAATCCAAAACAAAATTACTGGCGCCTCCCCTCTCTTTCAAGCTGGAGACGAAGCACGTCCAGACGATGATGAAATGGTCCTTTGTGGAAAAAATTCATGATTTGATCAAGGACAAGGAATTCTTGTCGCTGAAAAAGACGGAGAAAAAGGCGCGGGGGTACAAGCGCATCGAGGGTCTGGATCCCGCCAATTTTGCAGGGACAAAGCATGCCAAGGAGTGCACCCTGATTTTGTGCGAGGGTCTTTCGGCCAAGACCTATGCCACCAATGGTATCAATGTGGGGTGCCATGGAAAAAAGGGGCGCAATTATTTTGGCATCTATCCTCTGCGGGGAAAATGTCTCAATGTCCGCAATGCGACCATCAAATCCATTTCGGAGAACAAGGAGATTACCGATGTGATCCAGGCCCTGGGACTCAAGTATGGTACCGATTACAGCGACGAGGCAAATTTTGAGTCCTTGCGGTACGGCAACGTGCTGATTATCACAGATGCCGACGAGGATGGACATCACATTAGTTCCCTGATTATCAATTTCTTTCACAAACTGTTTCCCTCCTTGTTGGATCGACAGCCCTCGTTTTTGCAATCCATGATGACACCGATTGCCAAGATTTTTTACGGGGGCTCGGACCGGGTCGAGACCTTTTACAATGATTTCGAGTACCAACATTCCCTCCAGGCCATTCAGCAACAGGAAAAGCCGGTCAAGATTCGTGTCAAGTACTACAAGGGGCTGGGGACATCGTCGGATCAGGAGGTGCGGGATACGTTTGGACAAAAGGTGGTGCGGTTGGTCAAGGATGAACAGACCGATGAGATGATGGACAAGCTTTTTCACAAGAATTCGAGTCATGAACGCAAGGAATGGCTGACGACCTATGACGCCTCGGCCTACCAGACCCCTTCCGAGGAATATCCCCTGACCCAATATTTCAACCAGGAACTCATCCAGTTCTCCATTGAGGATTGTCGTCGGAGCATCCCAAATTTGTTGGATGGGCTCAAGGTGTCGCACCGCAAGATTTTGTATTCGGTTTTCAAGAAAAATCTGGCGCCCTCGGGCAAGAGCATGAAAGTGGCCCAGCTCGCGGGATACTGCGCCGAGCACAGCAATTATCATCACGGGGAACAGTGTTTGCACGATACCATCATCAAGATGACGCATAATTTTGCGGGCTCCAACAATGTTCCTTTTCTGGCCCGGGATGGTCAGTTTGGATCGAGGGCGTACGGGGGCAAGGATGCGGCCAATGGGCGTTATATTTTCACCAAACTGGCACCACTGACTCGTCTCTTATTCCCCGCGGCCGATGATCATTTGCTCCACTACACCCTGGATGATGGGGACCGTGTCGAGCCGGATTTCTATGTACCCATTCTTCCTACGATTTTGGGGAATGGTTGTGTCGCGGGGATTGGGACGGGGTGGTCGTGCTCGGTGCCCTGCTTTGATTTTGTCCAGCTGTGCGACAAGGTCCGGGCGTGGTTGAAAGATCCCTTGTCGGTGGAGATGGATCTGGAGCCGTTTTACCAGGGTTTCCAGGGAACGATGGAAAAGGTGGGTCCGAACAAGTATCAATCGTCGGGAATATTGAGACCATATGTTCCAGGAGGTCGTTCGAAAAAGACGAATCTGTGGGAGATTGTGGAGCTGCCAATCCAGATGTGGACCAACAAGTACAAGGAGGAATTAGAATCGATGCTGGAGCAGAAAAAGCTCAAGGGTCTCCAGAATTTTTCCACCCCGGATACCGTGCACTTTGTCATTGAGCCCGCAGAGGGTTTCACTCCGACCCTGGACAATATGAAATTGAGGTCGACCATTCTCATGACCAACATGGTCCTGTTTGTAGAGGATCAAAAGCTGCAGAAATTTGATTCTCTGCATGCTATTTTTGAGGTGTATGCACAAAAACGTCTCCAGCTGTACACGGCTCGCAAGGCGTATGGGATGAAAGAATTACAGATGGAATTGGTGATTCTGAAAAACAAGCGTCGATTTTTGGACGAGGTACAGTCGCAGACCCTCAAGGTGTTCCGGGTGCCCGAAAAAGAGGTGGCGGCCCAACTCGCCAAGACCAAGTACGCCAAGGATCCCCGTCTCACGACCGCCAAGGTGGATATTGAATCGTCGCATCTCCATCTGGGCGGTGAGGGGGATGATACCCCTGAACAGGAACAGGCACACGAACATCACGAGTACGGGTACTTGTTGCGCATCCCCATGCGTGATTTCACCCAAGAAAAGGTGGTGGAACTGGACGCCAAGATTAAGAAAAAGACGGCCGACCTCAAGGCCTTGGAAAAGACGACCGAGGCGGAGATGTGGGAATCGGAGCTGGAAACCTTTCTCAAGGAATACCGCAAGATTTACGGCTAGGCATGCCGCGGTTGCTATAGGTACTATACTGCATGACTATTATCACTATCCGACAGGATTTGGGATAAAATTTTTTTTTTTCCAAAATAAAAATGCAAGCAATACGTCTTCAGCCAAAAAAAGACATTGTTTATAGTCAAGGGAAACCTTTTGTGTTTGAAAACCTTCAAGGTGACCGCGCCGTCCTTTTGACAGAAAAAGGTAAAACAAAAAACGTGGCGATAACCCAGCTGATTTTATTTAAAAAAGGTGCTTTTATCCCGATTACCAACCAAGTCGCTGCTGAAAAAATTTCCACCAGGTCTAAACGTCCTCGACAAGAACAAACAACATCTTTAACCAAAAGCAACGCAGCAGCTGCAGTCAATCTTAAAGATGCTCGTTATCTAGCGAGAAAAACCAAGGAAAATAATGAACTTTTCCAAGATGTCGCCGAACACTTGGGTAAAACATGGCTGTCCAGCGTTCGCATCCTTGCCTTGGATGACTTTTGTTCGTCGCAGCAAAAGAAACTCAATACCTACACCTATTTTACACAATTTGGAGGTAAGCATTCTAATTTTTATGTCTGTAATCCGAATATAAAAGTCTTTCGACAGATCTATGAACGTGGAGGTCACGGTTTTCCCATGACGGTAGGAGATTGTCTAACAGACCCTGTCATCTCGCTTCCAAAAATGGACGTATTTTACTTGGATTATACCTGTAAATTTGATAAAGCGCTCACCGACCTTTCCCTCTTATTCGAGAATCACGAAAGATTATTTAAGAATAAAGTCCTCCTCCATCTGACGGTCAGTAAGCGTCAAGAGAAAAAACAACTCTATGACTCGTTGTTATCCTCCATTACCAAAAAACTGGTCCAGCTTGGACGTCAGTACGGCTACAGCGTAGTACCCGCACGCCAACCTTACGCCAATGAAAAAATGTTCAAAATTGGTGTGGTTATTTCGAAACTCGAACATACAAAACCACAAGTCCGACAGCAAACTCAAGAAATCAAGGGCAAAAACTAGAGGAATATTATCAAGAGACATGGACTGCTGCGTTGTAAGAACGGATATGGGCTGTGAGTAAGGGGATAAGGCCGGCCTTATCCCCTTACTGCTGTGGAATAGAGATACAAATGGGGCGATCAATATCTGGAAAATTGCAGTGGTGGTAGTTTTACAAGGGAGACAGCGCTTGTCGTTTCCAGGATCCGTACATGACATGTTTTCCGTATTTTCCAAACGCGCTGGGTGCAAACGGTGTAGGAGAGAGCAATTGTACATGGCCTTGACCGACGTCGGCATAGGTTTGCGTAACCATGACGGGGCCCGTGGTGTAGTACACATGGACGGCGCTCTTGTCCATTCGACGGGCCTGGGCTTCCTGTATATCGAGGGTTGAAATGCGTTGGGTCGAAATATTGTCCATGAGCGTCTGTAGGAAAAAATGGCCCTTGGGTGCATAAAAGGCGTAATTGCCCACCAATAAATCAATACCTTGTTTCCGGAGCACCGGATCGCCATTTCGTTCCAGTTCCTGGGGAAAATAGCATTTCGACAAGTCTTTTTCGTCAAAAGGAAGGTCCATGTCCATGTCCAGATCGAGATACAGACCTCCATAATGGTGGATGGCCGCGTACCTGAAAAAATCCAGCTGCTGAATTTTCAAGTCTAGACCTTGAAACGTTTCCTGGAGATGCGGTACCTCCTCCTCAAAAAACCGCACAATGTCCTCATCCGAAAAAAATAAATAGTTCCACGAGGGATGCAATCGTTGCACCTTTTCCGAGAACTGTCGCAACTTGTCCGGCATTTCCTGGGAAGAATAGGTCTGGAGAATATTCATTCTTGTTTTTTTTTTGTGTTTTCGTTTCGAGTGCTTTAAATATTTCCAAATTTTTTATCGAATTTGGAAATTACTCATCATTTACAGAGTATTTTCTCAACGCCATGAAATGTTCCCATCTATTATTCCACAGCTGAACAAATCTTTTTTTCGGCCATGATGGACCAATCCATGAGCAGGGAGCACAACCCCGAACCAATCTTGGAACGTTTGCCGCACATAATGGCCGCGGACACCGCCTTGACCGGCTCTTTTTCCGCATAAAAGGCGGCATTGCAAAAATGATCCAGGGATTCCTCAAAGGACGAGCGGCTCAGCACACCCACCTGTTCTTTTTTCAGGCCGTAGCGGGAGACGGAATTGATGGTTCCATGGTGCGTCATGATATCCACCAAGAGCAGAATGTGCACGGGGTTCAGAAAGGTGCCATCCGAGGACACGATGCTGGTGAATTCTTCCATTAGAAATTCTCTCGTCGCCTCGATACCCATGACGTGGTAAATATCCCACATGTTATTGCTGCGGGCCGAGGAAATATCCACAAAGGGCAGCATGACAAGGCCTTGGAAATGACTGCCCTCGGTCTCCACATACAAGCCCTCGTCGTTTTTGAGAATGTGATAACGTTGAATGCCTTTCAAACCACTCATTTCCGTTTCCAACAGCTTGACTTTGACAATATCTTCCAGGTAGATGCGTAGATAATTGGCACTCGTGAGGAAAGACGGTGCCTCCTCGGGGAGCGCCACCTGACTCACATCCACAAACACGTCCAGCTGTCCTACGTGCAACGGAGAAAACACGCAACAAATATCGGTGAATTGCGCTTCGAGCTTTTCACTCATCCGCATGGGCGTCAGCTGGTACTGATGCATCTTTTTCAGATCCAGCTCCAACGAAACACATGCGTGGAAATCACGGAAACGATTGGAGTACACGGTCTCAAAAGCGCCGTACCACACCTCTTCTTCCTTGTCTTCGTGCACGGTATCGCGAATCACCAGATCGGCCAGAGTAAGATGAACCATATGATGCGTCAAGACATTTCGAATCTTATTGGGGGTATCCAAATTTGGCAAGCGCATCCGGAATCGGTTCGAGGACATTTTAGGGTCCTTGGTGGCATTGAGGAGTTCCAGAAATCGGGGAACGCCCGTCACCACCGTGGCCACCGACAGACCCGACTGATGAAAAGAATTCAGGGTGAGCTGGGTCTGGCGTTCTCCAATACTCTGGGCACAAATCACACCTACTCCTTCTCCCGGTGGAACCACGCACCGCTGGATTTTTTCCTGAATCTTGTCCCGGATTTTTTCCACCACCTGGGGATGATCCACCACCTCCACCTTTTGAAGCTGCTGGCGGAGAGGAGCAACCATTTTTTCCACAAATCCACAACGAAGGTCGACCGGTAAAAACCGCGGTACGTAATCGCCCGCATTTTCCAGTATCCATTCAATTTCCGTCTCGGTAAGTTTTCGGGTAGTCGACATTTTTTGGTGAACACCTACCAAATCCAACCAAGGAATCATTTTTCTATTTTAGAAAAAGTGAACGTGAAACAAAACACAACCCCTTTTCCGATAAACATGGTGGTTACACGTTCACGTCTTGGGATCCAGGGAGAATCCACGGAAGAAAAACCCAAAAAGGTTCGGCGCAATTTTGTCATTACCATTGCCCCCAACAATAACAACAAGGTGGGAAAAAAGAATTCCTCGGTGGAAATCGTGGATCAAGACTCTGATCATCGCGATGATTCGGAAAATGATACGGAAAATTCGTTGGAAGAAGAAACAGAAGAAGAAGAGGAGGAATTTGATTTGCCCTCTCACATTATGGAAAATGAGGAGCTGCGCGCACTCGCCGACGAGATTATCCAATCCATCAAGAAAAAATCACCGTCCCTCGAATTGATCCTGAGGGCACCCATTCGTCAAAAACACAAGGAGGAATTGTTTGAGTGGTTTTTGATTTATGATCAGTGCATGCCCATGTCGGAAGAGCGCATGGCCCTCCGCAAACAGGTCCACCGCATGCTGGAAAACTACAAGAAGGAATATGTCGAGTTTAGCAAACACAAGGAAATGGTGGCCCAGCTCGAACAGAACGAGCATCACGATGATGTGTACGAGCTGCAGTTTGAGATTCTTCGTCTGGAAACCTCCGAGGCACACCAACGCGTCTTGTTTCAAAAATATTCAGAGCTCAAGGAAAAGGAGGAAATGGACGAGGAATTCTACAAGCTCAAGGGATGGCTCAAACAGGCCTTGCAGCTGCCTTTTGACCGCATCAAGGCGTTTCCTCGTTTTGATGACGTGACCGAGCAGTTGGTGCGCATCAAGAAACTTTTTGATGAGGAGCTCTACGGCATGGAAAAGGTCAAGGAACAGCTCCTCCTCTTTATCCACGGCAAGATTATGAACCCCGATATGAAGGGATGTTGTCTCGGGCTGGTGGGAGAGCCCGGGGTCGGCAAGTGTCTCCATCCCTTGACACCCGTGTTGATGCACGATGGATCGATCCGTCCGGCCAACACTCTTGCGGTAGGGGATCGGTTGATGGGCGACGATTCCGAGCCTCGTGTGATTGACAGTCTCTGTACGGGGGAACAGCTCATGTACCGCGTCGTACAACAGAATGGGGATCCCTACACGGTCAACAGCAGCCACATTCTGAGTCTCTACCACACCAAGTCGGGGTCCGTCCGGGATGTACCCATCTCGGAATTTGTGCGCTATCCCAAGAAACGACAGCAGGATTATTTGGGTGTCAAGACGGGTGTACAGTTTTCCTCTTCGAAACAACCGTTCACGGTAGATCTCTCTCCACGGACCATGGGCCATTTGTGGGCGACACAATTGACGGCCAACCGCTTTCCCCTGTCCACCAAGGTACCCGAATTGGAAGCTGTGGACGAGACGATTGGATGCCTCGGGGAAAAAGGGGGCATCTCTTGGGAAAAATATTTGGTCCACATGCCCGTGGAATACCGCATCACGGACACGGAAACGAGGCTGGAGTGGGTAAGGGGTATGATCCAGGGATGCGGGGTGTGCAATGAGCAAGGGGTCTATCATATATTTGTTCCCAAAAAGAGGCACCCGGACACGCTCTATGTCCTCCGGTCGTTGGGTCTGTTGGCCCATGCTTCTTCCACCTCCACCTCTATCACTGTATTCGATCCCCTGGGCATGCTGAGTGGTCAACACGTCCTAAAAGATCCCGTGTTGACCACGTACGAAATTACGGTACAAAAGCTCGATGTGCAGCCCTACGTAGGGTTTATCGTGGATGGAAATCACCGGTTTTTATTGGGTGATTTTACCATTACGCACAATACCTCGATTGCACGGTGTCTGGCCAAGGTCCTTGATTTTCCGTTTGAACAGATTTCGTTTGGTGGTGTCCATCACTCGGATTTCATCAAGGGCTTTGATTTTACCTATGTGGGATCGCGGCCAGGGGAGATTGCACGGTGTCTTACACGGATGAAATACAAGAATGGCATCTTGTTTCTAGACGAGTATGAAAAGGTGGCTGAGAATCCCGAGATTACCTCGACGCTCCTGCACATTACCGATTTTTCACAAAACAGCGTATTTCGGGACAATTATTTCAACGATGTAACCATTGATCTCTCCTCCCTTTGGTTCGTCTATTCCATGAACGATCTGCCCCGTGACAAGGCACTCAAGGATCGTATCTATTCCATTGTGGTGGAGGGCTACTCGGAAAAGGAAAAAGTGCGCATCGCCTCGGACTACTTGTTTCCCAAAAATTTGGTCAATCTGGGCAAATCGCGCGGGGATGTGGTCTTGAAGGACGAGGTGGTGGGCTACCTCGTGCGCAAGGTGTGCAGCGGTGAGAAAGGGATCCGGACCCTCGAAAAGGCGGTGCGCGATGTGCTCAACAAGATCCATTTCCTGGTCTCCAATCAGGATCGTCTGCCCTGCTCTTTTATGCTCCCCTCCTCTTGTTTTCCCCTCGAATTTCCCGTTGAACTAACGGAAAAAATGGTGGATGTGTTTCTCAAGACGTTTTCCTCGGCGTCGCCCGTACCGAATTTCTACGCGTAAAACCTTGAAATGAAATTGATTTAAGAATAATGAAAATCCTAATAAAAAA